TCATTTAACAACTTTCAATGTTCTTGGTAATCCTTCTTCCCAAGTTACATATTCTTTTCTTCTTAATGCATCCAAAAGGCCTTTTACTGTGCTTGTTGATTTCAAACTTAGTTCTTTCATTAGTTCTCTATATGATGGAGGAAACCCCTTTTCCTTTATATGTTTTTCAATTGCCTTCAACGCTTCTAATTGTCTCTCTGTGATTTTACGCATAATTCCTGACCCCTCTTTTAGTTGTTGCAGGAGAAACTGCAAGGATATTTTCGATAGTAAACGTCTTTGTTTGTCGGCTGGTGAAACAATAAGCTCGAATGTAACCCTGCTTAATTTGCCGAACAATAATTGATCTCTTTGTGATAAGGTCGTCATTTTTCATATAAATCATATCTAATGCTGTTTTCTCATTTAATGAACGTTTTAAAATCGATTCCATGCTTTCCTCCTCCTTCTTTACCATTATTTTATACGAACGTTAGTTCTGTTTCAAGTTGAAAAGCGAATGTTTGTTCCGGTATTATTTACTCAAGGAGTGATGAACATGTCTGAAGGAATTTTTGATAAACGGTGGGAACAAAAATTTATCTTGCCCGAACACAGAGAAGCTTTATTACATAGAAAGATAGAAAGATCGAAACCAAAAAAATTGAAAAGCCTGTTCTTGATGGATACCAACTTGAGGAAATGGCGCGGGTTATTTCTGAAGCAATGGAGAACAATGCGGCTATGACCATTAGTTTTTATAGAAATGGCTTTATTGAGGACGTAACCGGACATGTTCATTACATAAATGAAGTTAATCAAAGTCTACATGTAAAGGATTTTAAAGGGATACTAATTATATAGCATTTGATTGGCTTGTTTTTGCAGAAACAAAATAACCCTCTCTAAACGAGAGGGGCACTGCAAGTTATGTTTGTAATCTTGCAGCCATTTGCATTTCTTCTTTTTTAGTGTTAGATAAATCAGTATGCACTTGCAAACTGCCTCCAATAAAAGCAATTAACCCAGCCACAATAACTATGGAGGAAACAGACAAACCGATTTGCTTTTTAATATTCATACAAGCAATCACCTCGCTGAATTTGAAGTTGTGCCTCAACCATCTGATCATAATACATTGTAGCATTTTCATAGTCTTTTGACTCTTTGAAGTAATTAGCTGTGAGAAGTGTCAATTCTTCTATATATGAAAACATGTGGATATTTTTTAGTTTATCTAATATTTTGGTGAGTGCTTTCTCATTACCACCTTCGACGTATAATGCTTTCAAATACTCATTCAACAATACAAAAAGATGATCTTCATATTCTTTCGATAACTCTAAACCCTTTTGTAAGATTATACTTGCCTCATCCTTTTTCTGTTTGAACAAAACAATAGCCAATGAATAAAAACAGTGAGGGAGTGTCTGGGACTTTATTTCTTCACCAACAGTAATAGACTCTTTTAAATACTCTTCAGCTATATCAGTTTGGTCCATATAGTGGTGACTCTCGCCTAGATTGTAAAGTGCTGAAGTAATTAGCCTTTTATGACCTAATTCTTTAGCCAACTTTAAAGCTTCTTCAAGATGCTGTAAACCTTTTTCGTAATGTTTAAAGTCGAGATAGTTACCAACAACTACGAATAGACTTTGAATTTTACGGACTTTGTATAGTGGGTGCTGATCATATACTTCAAGTGCTTTCAATATATGATGCATAGAGACGTGCGTTTGTTTCATATTGTAATATGCTTCAGCTACTTTAAAATGAAATTCCGCCTGCTCAATTTCATCCTTTACAGCATAAAGTTCTTTTTCTGCTTTACGATAAAAGTTTATGGCCTCTACATATTCTTTATGATCAAATTCATACATACCGCGGAAAAATAACGAGTAATACTTCAGGAGTCCAGTTAGTTTTTTTTGTGGAGTTTCAATCTTTTCAAGTAATTCAGCTATACTCGGTCGTGACGTCCTATACTTTTTCTCCGGTTCTAAGTAATCGAGCATCAACTGATGACGAAAACACATAAGAGAATAATATATCAGTAAATCCTGGTCCTCTTCCATTTTTTTAATTTCCTGTTCAACTTCAACTTTCAAAATTTCAGCATCCGGAACACTGAATTGACGAATCATTTTATACCAGTCGTTGATTTTAACGCCTACATGTGACGATGGCAAAACCAAATCCATGGCTTAACCTCCCTCTCCATCCTTTTTATGTAATATTTTATCATTTTCCATATAATGCTTGTCCGCAAAAAAACCGCAAACTTTTTCTTCGGTTCAATTCATAATTCTTAAAAATAAAATTCATAATAAAAAAGCAGGCGTTACGCCTGCTTTTTTGTAAGGACTCTATCAATTAAAAACAAAAACAAACTGAATAACAAGGACATAACTAACATGTCGAGTATAGTTATCCCCGAATCTCTCTTTATGCCGAAGAACAAAATAGCTTGTAAAATTAAAGAGACCAAGAAAAACAATATGTACTTCATACTTTTCATGTTAGAACATCCCCTTTAGCGTTTTTATTTACCGATACAACGTACACTAAACCAAGCTAAACTTGCAGCTAAACCAACTACTCCGCCCTTAATGGCATTTTTACCTACTATTTTAATGATCTGAATTGCAGCTTCTTTCCAGAGTTTCTTTTCAAGTAATTTTTGTAAACCACCTGTAATAAAGCCGATTCCAGTGAAGTCAATGATCTTGCCTTTCAAGCAACCCATATATGATGCTGTCGAGAAATCTCCTGCAGGATTTGGAACACCTACTAGGTCAGATTCAGTGAGCTCCTCACCATTAACCATTTTAACAAAGGCAACGATAGGCGCAACGTTCTCAGGTCCGAATTTTTCAGAGACTAATTGCTCATTTACAACATATTTGCCATTTTCGAGAGTAGATGCTTCATCAAATATAAACTGCATTTCCTGTGCTAATTGGTCTTCTTCTGAAAGATTTTGCGCATTAGCAAATGGCGTAAACACCGCTACAGATAAAGCTAAAGCACACAACAAGGCAACAACAGACTTCCAATTTCTCTTTAAGGTAATCAACTTTGAAACTCCTCCTTTGGAAATGATTAGTATTACCTAATATTGTTATATCAATTATCCATGCACTTATCAACCATATTTTACATAATTATCAATCACGTGGTAATATTTTGATATCAAAACAGTTTAGAAGGGATAGATAATGAAAGTATTTGAAGCTAAATCACTGCTTTCTGAAGCTGAAAACCGAGCAAAGGAATATAAAGTAACAAGGAATCAAATGGTGAAATTAAAGAAAGCATTCAAAGCTGTCGCTGATTTAGATGATAGTGAGTTTTCTGGTAAAGGCGCCAATAACATTAAATCATTTTATGAAGATCAGGCCGGCATTGCTGACCAATGGATTGATCTAATTGAGATGAAAATTTCTTTTTTAACGAGTATTCCAGGTATTTTGGAAGACGCTAGCTTATCAGATGCCTACATAGAAGAATCTTTCTTAGAGCATGAGTTGGCCAATGCTAATTCTAAATCAAAATCCATCATGTCAGAACAGAAAAAGGCCATCAAAGACATCTTAAATGAAATACACGATATCCTTCCCTTAGATGTTTTTTCAACGGAAGATTTTAAAAATGAGTTATCTTCTGCTGAGAAAAAACGAAAAAATACAGTCGAGAAAATAAGTGAAGTCGATGAAAACCTAACGTCAGAATACGCCCTTTCAGAAGCAAATGAACAAATGATTCAGGCTGATTACCAAGCACTCATAAACGCAACAGCAAAAGGCAAGAGCGCCTCTCCCATCCACTATAATGCCAAGGCTTATAGGGACAGTGAAATTCATAAGATGACCGAGGATGTAAAAAAACAAACTACTGACTATATTTCCTTTAAAGATCAGCAGGCCGAACAAAGAAGAATTGCGAAGGAACAAGAGGAGCTCGCAAATAGGCCATGGTACGAAAAAACGTGGGATGTTGTTTGTAATTTTACAGGGGAAGTCTCCGGATATTATGATTATAAGCGAGCTGCTGATGGCGTCGATCCAGTCACCGGTGAAAAATTAACCGATGGCCAACGAGTGGCAGCAGGCGCAATGGCAGCGGCCGGCTACATCCCTATAGTTGGCTGGGCAGGAAAATTAGCCAAAGGTGGAAAAGCTGTCTACTCAACGAGCAAGGCCATTTATAGGGCAGACAAAGCACTTGATATCTATAAAACACCTAAGACATTCCCTGCCCTTCAAAACTCCAGTAAAGGACTCTACGGTCTTGCGTCAGCGAATGGTTTTAGTGAAGCAATAACCGGCCGAGATATGTTTGGGAATAAGATTTCCGAGGAGAGACGTGAGAACAGCTTAAACAGTGCGCTTGCCTCAATTGCTCCAATAGGAATGATTGGTGCAGGTAAAGCATTAAAAATAAATTCTGGCGCAGGTAAACCTTCCAACTTATTCAGAGGAGAAGATTTCCCTTATGCTACAAAAAGACCAAATGGTATCGGAAAATCTCATATTTCACCTGAGACTGGGAACCTTGTTCCCGCAAACAAAAGCGGAATGTATCAAGGCCGTCAGGTAACTGTTACGGAACATATTTTAGGAGGGTATAGGAAAGGTGGAAAATCCAATAGTCCATATACCAGTTTTACAATTAACAAAAAGATAGCAAAAGGTTATGGGGAATATACTATTGAATTAAATATATCAGCTCTACGAAAAGCCATACGTTCTGGAGAACTAAAAGGAGTTGCTATCCTGAATCCAAAACAAATTGAAAGATTAATAAAAAACGACACGAGACAAACAGACAATTGGAAGAAAAAAGCTCTAAAATGGACTAGTAGAGATACAGAGTATTTTGTTAAAGGTGAGATACCAAAAGAATACTTCAAAATGTTTCCTAAGGAGTGAGGAGTATGTTTCTTTATTATCAAAATGAATGCTTAGGTGAAATAGATGGAGCAACAATAGAAGGGCCTTGGGCATATGGAAAAATCAAACCTAATGAAAATATGGAAAAATTCAAAGATTTTTTTAGAGCAGTGGTGGATGAAGAGGATCCCTCTGCAATTGAGAAGTTTGACGATGCTCTACTAGATGATGATAATTGGTTTATCATCGACGATGAGCAAAAAAGAATAGGTATTTCTTTGCCAGGAATCTACGAAGAAGATAATCAAATAAATTGGAGATGGAGATAAAAGATAGAAAACTAAACGAGAGGAACTGTTTATTTGGACATAAAAAATTTAACACCTATCTTACCAATCATTGGAGTTATTATTGGTTTCTTGCTTGCTTGGCTAAAGGAGTTTTTTCAAAATAAACCAAAATTAAAAATAAGTCAACATCTTAATATTAAAGATTGGTATAACTATTTTATAAAAGATCATACGTATGGTAATGGCATACCTTGTGATTCATACTCTGAGGCAGATTATCTAGAATGTTCAATTGCAATAGATGTATACAATATAGGAAAAGCAAACACAGCAATTCGGGGCATTAAGTTTTTTTACGAAGACAATGGCAGATTTAATCCAGTGAAAATAATTATGAACGGAAAGGTTAGTGAAGTTAGTTCTTTTAATTTGCCTCCCGGTGCCGTAACCACACTTCAACTAAAGTTACATATTGATAAAGAATCAAATACAGAATTTCTATTTGAGGATGACTTACAATATCATTGTCCTGAATATCCTGAGGGTTTGAAATTCGGGATAGAATTACTAGATATATACGGAAAAACATACAAAGAAAATTATACGGTCTACTATATAATACCTGCCTTTTAATTATTAACCTATCAAATAATTATTGTTCTGAAAAACAGCCCTTCTTTATGAGAAGGGCTCAGCTTGTAGAGAAAACGATGTTTTTCTACAAGCTTTTTTTGTTTTACGCTGATTTTTTGGATATTCAGCTGATTTCAAAAACAGAAAAAGAGCTCCCGCATACCTAGCTCCGCTTGGCTAGGTATGTGGCAATCTTCTTCATATTCTGGCATGCGGCTGTAAGGAGAACTTGTTCGCTCACATTCCGTTTTCCCCTCAACCGGCAGTAGCGAAGCCCATGCAGCTGTTTTGAGTCTGCAAAGCTTCGCTCTATTTTTTCTTTTCTTTTTTTGTAGAGGTTTTTTCCTGAAACAGTTAAGCGATTTTGCCTGATCTTTTCTTTGTGGTCTTCCCATACATGCCGGGTGATGACTTTCTGATATTTTTTCGACTTTGTACAGTTTTCAAGAAAAGGGCATGAGGAACATGTTTCAGGACTTGATTTATATGACCTATATCCTTTACGATCAGTTGTTGAGTATGTGAGTGTTTGCTGGTTCGGGCAAATGTACCTGTCTTGTTCACTGTCATATTGAAATTTCCATTTTGGAAACAAGCCTCTAGTAGGGTGATATCGTCTGTGGGCAATGACGCCAAAAATATGACGGTCAGATAATCCTTTACAAATGGGAGTCGTTAAATATCCGGAATCAAGGGCGACAGCTTCTACTTGAAAACCAAATCGTGCGATTTGGTGGTCTAATCGGTCAAGATAAGGCACAGAATCATGAACATTTCCGGGTGTGACATAGGCATCGGTGATAATGTTGTATTTCATATCCGTTGTACGGTGGTCTAAATAGAAAAAACCTTCGGGTTTGTTTTCTCGATAAAGATACCCACTTTCGGGATCAGTTGTACTGTGGCGAATCTCTTTTTCAGCTTTCACCTCCTCTTTGATTGTTAATGGCTTTTTTCCGTGCTCCTCCCGATCCTCTTGAATGGCTTCATTTAAATCTTTGATATAGTTTTGTGTGTCCTGTTCAATCGTTCTTCTTGTGTATTTATGCTTGTTGGCATTGGCTTTAAGGTGAGTGGAATCGGTGAATAGGACACGTCCGCCCACCATATCATGATTGATGGCCTGAAGAACGATCTCATCAAAAATATCTTGGAAGATAGTTGTATCTTTAAAACGTGTGCGTCTGTTCCAGCTGATGGTGGAGTGGTGCGGAACTGGATCGTTTATGTTCAATCCGAGAAACCACCTGTACGCCATATTATAGTAAATTTCTTTTTCGAGCTGTCTTTCTGAACGGATACCATAGAGGTATCCGATAAACATCATTTTGAATAAAATCAGCGGATCAAGTGAGGGGCGTCCTTTGTTTTCACTATAATAAGGTTTAACCTTTTCAATGATGAAAGAGAAGTCTATGTATTTATCAATTTTTCGAAGTAGGTGATCCTCTTCGACAAGTTGGTCGAGAAGAACAAATTCGGCTGCGTTTTGAGAAGAATTTCTTGTGTGGAACATGAGAAAGACACCGTCCTTTTGAAGTCTTTCTTTTATTTTATTACAGGAGAATGGATATTTTAAGGGAAAATAAAGGCTGTCGAGATTTTCTCGACAGCCTGAGCCCTTCTTTATGAGAAGGGCTTTCGTTTAATTGTTCAATAAAGCTATAAGTTTCGCTTTTGTTTTTGGTCCGTAGATACCATCTGCAGATAGTCCGTGCATTAGTTGGAACCGTTTGACCGCGTTTGCTGTTTTTGGGCCATATACGCCATCAATGCCGTTATTTTTTGCCCCTTTATCCGGGTAGAAATAAAGAGCAGCGAGAGCATTTTGAACTTGTCTGACATTCGTTCCTTTCATCATCGGACTTGTCACTTTAATAACTCCAGAAGGCAAGGAGTATGATGACTTTTTACTGCTTGTTGGTTTAGAAGTGGAAGAACTGGAGCCTTGCAGTTTCAACTTTTGACCAACTGTTATTTTATTCGGATCCTTAATGTTATTCCATTTCTGGAGGTTTGCCACACTTACTCCTTCAGCCTTCGCGATTCCGGAAAGCGTGTCTCCTTTTTTCACTGTATATGTTGTTCCGGATCCTGAAGAACCGCCTGAAGACGCTGAACTTTTTCCACCGATTTTGCTTAATTCATCAGCAATAGCGGCTTTCACTTCATCCCATCTACCCTCATCTAAAATACGGTGCGGGCAATATTTGCCGCTCCAATCTTGGTGCTTGCGGACACGATCAATACCCCAACCGCGCTCTTTAAGCAGTTGCGCCACAAACTTGATTGCCAATTTTTCAGCAGCGTAGTATTTAGCGCCCCCTGACTTGCTGTAGCAGATCTCTACTCCGATAGACTTGCGGTTTCCTGGACCATCTTTCCCGTCTCCTGTGTGCCATGCATTACGATTCAACGGAAGCCCTTGAATAACCTGTATATCATCCACCGCAAAGTGATAGCTTGTTGAGCTTGTGTTGTTCTTCATATAAGAAATTTCATTCTTTGCTGAAGCGTCGTTTGCTGTATTGTGAATAGTGATATATTCCGGAACCATGGGATTCGGACATTTCAAACTGTATTTTTCTTGAGAAACTAAATTTTTCACCACTTTTATGGCCATAATATTTCCTCTCCTATTCTTTTTTAGATTTAAAAAGGCTGCCAGTTACCCAGCAGCTCGTTCTTCGTTTTTAGTTGTTTTTTCGTTGTCTTCTTCAATTACATGAAGCCGGTCCGTGATAGCAGCCGGGATCTTAACGCCGATCTGAGCCAAGTTCTCAGTAATTGAAAGCCCCTCATTGGCAATATAAAAAAGAACGGTTCCAAATGTAAGAACACCGTTCAAATTGAGAATAGTATCGACGATATTTGCCAAGATGACCACTAGAAAGCTAAGCATTTTTCGGACATAACCAAACCAAGCACTCCGGCTACGTAACTTCTTGAATTTCCACGCCTTAATTACGCCTGTTATAACGTCAAGGATGCTGAGAACTAACAATAAATCAAGGTACTTCACACCACCAAACAAATAAATTCTCGCTAAATCCAGCGTTTCAAAGTTAATAAACACACTCGTTTCCTCCATTTCTTTATCACCTCCTTAGAGGCAAAATAAAAGGACAGCCTGACTTTATGAGACGGCTGTCCCTCTTACTGAAAAGTTTCCATTCGTCAAAGATTTGAGTTCCATCACGATTTCTTTAAAACCGGTAATATCAAAAGACCAGGCTTCTGACTTCCCTGTTGTGCTAGTAGCAAACGTGCCATCGTCCACTTTTTGCCCTCTCAGAGCTCGTTTTGTACCAGATAAGGATTTACCCCAAAATATTAATTCACTTGTCTCAGCTGTCCCATAAACCTCAATGAGCAACGTTTTAAATGATCCAACAGTTAACGGAGTACCTTCCCCGATTGTTTCTGTTTTATCATGAAAAACAACATCCATTGTTTTTGCTTGAGTGTCTAATGAGCTGATATTCAAGCCTTCAGTCTGAACTTTTAAGCGGCCATCATCGGTTAAGTTGCTCTTATCTATTTGCATTGCGAGCGGAGCAGCTGACGTAATAGGAACAGCTTGTTTAATATTTATATCTTCTTCCCCAGCGCCAAGCGACTGATAAAGCAAGAATTCGGACTGTTGCAGATTACCGTTTGCATACCTGAAGCGGAAATATCGCTGGGTTAAATGAATCCATTCAGTCTCGCCAAGCGTATTCGCTTTAACAACCAATGATGAAACTGTGGACCACGTATTCGCATCATTACTTTCTTCGATGAATAATGTTCCTTCACGATCAGAATAAGCATGACCTTTTACTTTTGAAATTAAGACTTGACCTAATCGATCTTGGCCATACTGTGTATATACCTCGGTTGCTTTTAAGACTTTGTTTGTCAGCAGCTCTGCATTACCCGAAATGGCAGCTACCGGCACTACAAAATCTCTGTTTCCTTCTCTGTATGGCTTGGCTGCCCCCGGTTTACCTGCTGCATCTGTTGGAAATTGAAAACTATACATCACCATTTAAAAATCCTCCTTACTATTGTTTATCTTTAACTGCCAATCATAGGCGTTACATCGTGCCCACCCCCTTTCAGGCAAAATAAAAAAGCCCTAAATGGCTTCTCCTGTGATCTCCTTATACTGTTCTGCAGTGATTAGATTTTTTTCTATTCCTTCCTGTAAATCTTCGGGCGAGCAATCTTTGTAATGGATTGCCTGCTTCACCATTTCAGCAGTAGCCCAGTTATAATACAAAGCCAATACCCAATAATTCATACGTTATTCTCTCCTTGTAAGGAAAGCAGCTGTAGCTTTATTTCAGACAGCGCATTTCCTAATGTTTGGTTTAATTCTTCAAGCTTTTTGCGGGCCAGCTTCTCTTGTGACAATTCATGTGCAAGTAACTTGACCTGATCAGGAGGCTCATATGGTTGATTGCTTTTAGATTCTTCCCACCAGGCTTGCAATTCCTCCTGAGTAGGTAACGGCGCCCGGAGATTCCATTTCTCAATATATGAACCGTTACCGTCGTTCCGCAGTTCAAAGTCCTTTCTCGGTACCGCATTAGGATACTTGTACATAATTGCATCATACAAAATCATAAATGCACCTCCTAAAATCTCGGATAATTTCTTCCACCCATTTCAGTGATATCAAAATAGTTATACCATCCCGAGTTGTCAGTAATATAACGTTGAACATCCCCGTCATATCCAACATAGAGATAAATCTCTATATAATCGCCTGCATTAGCCGGAACAGTGGCGGCTCCATAAACACCTACATTGAATTGTGTTGTATCAGAAGGATTTGCTGGACTATTTCTGTAATGTGCTATATTTTTATAAATCTTTCCGTTAAGATAAATCTCCATCTCATAGTTGGCATATCTTTGAACGTTCTCTATATATAAACCTGCATTGACTAAAAACATACCGCTATTAGGACAGATAAACCGGTTATTAGTGACATCAAAAGCATTATGACTGTCTTTTATCTTTCTATTAAACCGAACTTTCTGCTGTTCCCCTTTTATAAGAAGCTGCTTCCCGGTTGTACCAATATTCGTATGCACAAATCCAGATATCTTTTCCCACGGAGTCCACCCCGAACCACTCCACCAATGCCTGATCCATACACCCGTACTGTCAATATAAGTTCCAGACTCATTACCTGTGCCGTAAAAGTATTGTGTGAAGCGAGAATTATTAAACTTCTCGTTTTTTACAATTCCATATCGCAAAGGATATCCAGTCGTATTTCCTTGGCCAATATCCATAAGAGTAAGCCCAAGCGGATATGATTCTCCGCTAGTTCTCGCGTCTTGAATTGCATTTGTTCCCGTGAGGAGTGTGAGCTTCTGATTTGTAAAGTTGTTTTGAACAAATGCTTTTGCATCTGAAAGAGCCTTGTCAGCTTTCTCTTGTGATGCATTTTCTGTTTCGAGCTTCTTCCACCCCTGCCATCCGACAGTATTACTGTCCCAATAATTCGTAAAGACATTATTTCTGTAGTCCATGGCATAAACCCAGCCATAGCTGCCTTTACCATCAGATGATTGGTTTGTCATTTGATAAAACCCTCTCGTAGAGGCGGTAGAAGGAGAATTTACCGCTTTTCCATTTGCATAAAAGGTGCCCATACTTCTACCTCTATCTATAATTGCCTGGAGCATATCTTCGCCTTCATGCACTGCAAAAGATACACCCCCAACATCATTTGTAATTTTAGATAGTTGAGCACCATTCCATTTATCCTTATCACTTTTAGTAACATGGATATCTGTTTTATTGGCATGCGCATCGACTTTCTTTTGAGCTCCCTCTTCGGTTTCCATCTCAATCCAAGGTGTCCACGTTTCCCAGTCGTTTTTACGGATTCGATTGAAGGTTTTCAAACCATTCATGGCATCATACGCAGTTTGAACGAGCGTATTTCCATAGCTCATAACAAGGAGAAAGCATTGGGTCAAGCCTGGCCCGTTTAATCCGGCATTGTATATCAGATACATCCCAGTGTCAGTAAGTTCATTATAATCAGTTGTTTCACTGCTGGTTTTATAAAATACTCTGCCATTATCTTGCGTTAGTTTATAGAGCTGTCCTGCATTCCATTTGTCTTTCTCGTTTTTTGAAACATGGCGCTCATTGTTAAAATTATGTTGTCGAAACTCATAATAATCAGCCTGTTTGACGTCATCAACATTCCCCAATCCCAATTGTTCCTTTGTCACCTTGTGAGGGTTGTTCATGTCATTTTTATGTGCGGCTAAATCTTTATGCGCGTCTTCAATACCTTTCTCCCAACGGTTCACATCATCCTCATTGATCGGATCATCCGGCAGCCAGTCTGTTTTTGCTTCATATGCCATTTATTACACCACCTCAAAAGTAAATCTAAAGTCCAGCGTTCTATTGTTACTTACATCTAAATCTGTTGTTCTTTCCGTAATCACGTTGTTCTGTTCATCAAGAATCTGAACACTCTCAATGTGTTTGATATCTTCTTCCCGATGGGTAAGCACTGTAACAACTGCGCCTTGAATGGTTATTTCCACAATCTTTGTTTCATTCCCATTCAGCAGCACTTTCGATATTCTACTTTTCAAATCTGCAGCTGTACGCTCTCTATAAACTTGCGTAATCATGGTAAAACCACCTCGTTATTATTGAGCGTGACGGAATAACCCACCATCAGCTCACTTACCTTTCGATATCGTCTGTTATTCAAAATAACAGTATCTTTTATCTGGAGTGGCTCATTTAAAGCAGCTCGCAAGGTATATGCCAAATGAGCTGGCTTCATATTCTCCAGTGTTTCTATGAGCTCGCTCATATGCTGCATATCATCTATATCAATATCAACATTAAAGCGGTACTCACCGGGAAGCAGCCGGACCTGAGCAGACGGATTCTTTAGAAACCGGTTCAATGCCTGTTCAATAGCTTTATACGTTGCCGGCGGGATATTGGACATTTTTGAGATAAGACGCAGCCGGCGGATCTCATACGTATCACCGGACTCTCTCGGAACGTTCAATATTTTTTCCCAACGTTCAAGCCCCCAGGTTGCTGTTGTGACAAATAGCTGATCTGTCAGATCAAAGATGCCGTTATTTTGCTTTTTAAATTCTGGAGCTTCTGCCTGAAGAAGTTCAGCCATTTCCTTTAACTTGGTAAGGAACGGCGGCAGGTAAGCGGTCATTTCATCGAGTTTGCTCAATGATTGTCACCTTCCCAAGCTTAGGAATTTCTACGTCACTAAGAATTAAATTTTCAGCCATGCCGTTGATTTTGATATCTGCATAATCACTTACTGAGGGTGAATTATAGACAATATTATTGATCTGCGATAAGCGGATGACATTATCTTCGAACGCCATCTTTTTAAAGAGATTTAATACACCTGATTCGATTTCTTTCTTCACCTGATCAATAGAGCTATTGACCTCGGGAAGTACCTCTGCTGATATCTCAATCTCTTTCCAAACAGCACTCTCCACCATGACAAAGGCACCTATTGGCGCTTGTCCCTCGCCTTGTCCGGGTTCAGGGTCAATATAGTTTTTAACCTTAGAAATCAATATATCGGAAGCAGGTTCCAAGTTAGCATTGGTCACAACAATTTTGACTGTGCCGTCCCCGTTCCAAAGCGGAAAGATCTTTGCCTTCCCTACTCCGTCAACTTCTTCCGCCCACTGTTTATAATGCTCTTTATTTGCACTGACAGCTTCCCGACGAACGCGGGTAAAATATCTAGCTCTTAAATTGTCATCATCCTCTTCTTCACGACCGGGAATCAGAATCTCTTTCACAATAGCCTTTTGAAGCCCAGGTATAGTGTCTAATGACAATAGATTCTGACCGGATATGTTTGCGTTCCCTGCTTCTCCAGCTGTTTCACATTCCAACGTCCCGTCAGCTGTGTATTGAAAATACAAGTTATCTACAAAAAAGCGGGAACCCACTGGAATGGTTACTCCTTCAGTAAACTCCGCTGCCCGGACTGCTTTCGTGGCAGCCGTTCGCTCAATGCCGGCTTCAGTAGCCCGACGATCTAAAAATTCCCCTTGTGCTGTGTCCGAGAAGACAAGTTCCAGCACAGTATCGAGCCAAATATAAGACTTGGCCAATTCTGCGGCTGCAGGAGCTAACGCGTTATAAATCACGCTTCCTTCCCTTGTATCAATGTCCGCTGAAATTCTGTTCAGCATCCGGTCCATAATTTCTTCAAAAGTTTGATCTTCAAACATCTTCACCAAGCACCTCCTCGATCTCCAGTTTTCCCTCGTCCGTTTCGACTGTAAAGGAAACATGGAACGAATCACCTTGTTTTTCTATTTCAAAATCTGATACAGAGGAAACACGATCGTCATAGATCAGCGCTTCCTCTATTAGCCGCGGAATCTCCATTTTCTTATATGCGTCTGTTGTTTCATTATCTGCCAAGATGTCTTGAAGCTCATTTCCAATGTCATGGCTGAAAACAGAATAGGCGTATCGTTCAGTATGAAGGGATAAATATACAAACTGCCTGATTGCTTCAAGGCCTGTAATCATTTCATTTGTGATACGGCCATTTTCAAAATCTATTTTGTAAGTTTGCGAGGTCTCTATGACTTCGCTGTCATCTTCAATATCATCAAATTCAATTTCTGGCGAAAGGGCCAACTCAAGCACCCCCTATATTTTGTCGAGAATAAAAAATGATTGTCCGCCTTTTAAGGAGACAACCATCACATTCTCACCCATCTTTAGTTCTTCATCTCCTCCAGCGCGCAGCCGCTTAGGAATAATAATCAAATCAGACGGAATAATTAGCTTTTCATTTTCATTGAGTTTAATTTCAACAGGAGAAACGGAAACCACTTCAGCCGGCATAATATCCACCGGTGACTCAGAATCAACTGCACCGACAGCCAAATGTTTGATTGCTTCACTAAATCTCATGAGGAAACACCATCCGGAATAGAGTTTTTCTCCACAACATCAATGGTCATCGTATGCGTGGATCCTTTAAATTCATGTTTGTCTGTATCGATCCAGTATGTTTTCTTAAACCCGACTTCCGGAATTGAGATATAGACAGGCAAGCCGCTCTGAAGATCCGGAATCCCAATCGCTTGAATACTCTTGAGTTCTTTTTTAACACCTTTTTTCTGTGCTTGTTTGACTTTCGCACGCTCCTGAAGCTGCGCCTGGTTAATGTTATCAGAAACCGTTTCGACATACTGAAGCACACCATATTTACTGATGCCTGAGCTGTCACTTGCGGTGGCTGTGTATGTTTTATTGTCTTTCTGCCGGCGGAGCTTTACTTTTGTGGCCGTGTCATTAATTGAAGTGCTGTATTGATAGCCGGTAATGTTCACCCCCGTCTCCAGCACCCATACTTCTGACGGATCAGGCCAAGCGCGAAGGCCAAGCTTTCCCTTCGCAGAATATAATTGATAATTCCTTCCGGTTTGGCTTTTCGTTTGTTTCAAGGCTTTCAGAATCATGTCATAAAGGCTCGTATCGTCTTTGAACACAAGTGATTTAATTGTATGACCTGTGTTTGCAATAGACGTTGTGGGAATCTGAAAGTCTCTTGCCAGACGTTTTATGATCTCGTCTGCACGCTTATTAGAGAAAACATAAACATCCTTGTTTTTGACCAGATATTGCAGCATATCATAAGCCGTAAAGGTCAGCCCGTGTTCTTCCGGATTGCGAGAAAACACAATGCCCCGGAACAGTTCTTTGCCCTTCCACTTAAATAAAACTGTATCCCCTTCAGATACGCTGTAATATGAATGGGTTCCTTGTTTCGTTATGATCTTGGCCGTGATCGATCGCGGCGCCTGATACCGTTGCCCTTCGAGGGAAACACTTTCAGTTACCAGCTCAAGCCATTCCGTTTCTTTAATGACGAAAAGTTCTATCATGTCATCACCTGCTTATTGCGGTATCTTTAATTTTTGACCAGGAAAGATCCAGTGTCCTGGCTGCCTGATATTCCGTTTACTTCGTTTTATCATAGCCTTTTTATTGACGTTCCATATCTTGCGCCATTTTGTGCTGTCGCCATAAAATTTGCCGGCAAGGTCCCACAATGTATCACCTTTTTTAACCGTGTACGTTTTAGGAGCTGATTTAGACGGCCGTTTTTTCTTCGTCTTTTTCTTTTGCTTGATCTTCCGCGGCGAAGCGGTCTTGTATTCCTTCAGTTTGATTTCATAATCACGATCTCCTATATCTTTTTGACCCTCGCTATAAGAAAAATCCTCAATGCTGCAGGTGAGGTTTATTTTCGTGCTAGTAATTAAAAATTGAACCGGCTTTTTCGCTTTCGCCCATTTCTCAATCTTAGCGATAGCATTTTCAGGAGAAGGAAATCCCTTATACTCAGCTAGTGGGCTGTATTTCTTTGGAAAAAAAGAAGAGAACGAAATCTCTTTCGCTCCCGGTTTATCTATAAAAGTGATCTCCCCAAAACTGGCCACTTTTACTGATTCATTTTGAATTGTATTAGATATATCAATTTGTTCAGGAAGGACAGGAAGCCGAAGCTTGTCCTTTCCTTGTGAAATCCAGAATTCATAAACGGATCTAGTCATATGCGACGACTCCCTTCGTTCCAATGTTAATATCTTGTTCAAGCTCATCGACAAGAACCTGCTTAATCTTAGCTACAAGGCTGTTCATGTCTTGGTCATTGTGAAAATGCTGATCACCATTAAACTGGATAACAACTTCTTTGCCTCCTGCAGCTGTAACTGTTGTTTGTTGGCTGCCTGTAGTAGCGGCTGTTATTTGACCGGAGGATAATTCAGTTTGGCCAGTTTGAGATGGGTCTGTGACTTCCATTCCGAGCGCTTTAGCTGCTTGAGCTAACAGATAGCGGCCGCGGATGCCCCGCTCCTCCGGAATGATCCATTCCCGTTTGTTTCCTTCACCGACACGGGCAATCTGCTCTTTGGTAATGAGCCCTCCGTTAGCGTAGCCAACATATGGACCACCATGTCTCATGCTTCTTATGCCCGGTACATTATTAATTGATCCATATCTGCTTTTGATATAGCCGATTGCTGCAGAAGCGTTATGAATCGGGTTTCTTATGTTACCCATACCCGGCGCTTTATGCGCATTAAAGGTACTCGGTATCGTCTGCATGAGCCCTTGGGATGGATGTCCTGCCTTCGCGTTACTATCCCACAGGTTAATAGCGTTCGGATTACCTCCTGATTCATGCTGAGCAATCGTCAAGAGTCCCGGTAGCCAGCTCAACGGTGTTTTTGTGGCCATAAGAGCGGCCATAATCCACTGTTTCACATTCCCGCTCACCGCACCCATTCCTGAGTAAGCAGCAGCCAGTGATCCAGCTTGTTTTTCAGCATATTTTTTCACATCAACAGAATCCAACCCTTTTACAACACCGATAGAAGCAAAACGACCGAGACTCATCATAACTCGAGAAGGTGAATGGATATCTAACTCTTCACGGAAAGCTTTCTCGACTTTTTTTGCTAGTTCCTTGGCTGCCTCATGGACCTCACTGCCCTTTGAATTCATACCTGAAACAAAATTCCCGATCATTCCGGTTCCCCATCCGTTTGATGATTCTTTAGACTTCAAAAACGGCTTATTCACATGAGTATTTACATACTGATCAGTGCCAGTTTGTGAACTATTTTGACCGGACGCAAACCCTTTGATCGTACCAGTTCCCCATGAAGAGGATTTATTCACAGTGTTCTGGAATGGTGTTTTGACTTTCGTCTGCAAGAAGCCATCTGTTCCGGTTGCCGTACTGTTCTGGCCGTTAGCATAACCATTGACCACTTGTTTTCCGTAATTCGGAGAGTAGGAGATCAAATTTTTCATAGGTTGGCCAACGTTTTTCTGTTTCCAAGCATCCATTGAAACGACGTTATCGCCAATACCTTGATCAAAGCCCTGCGTGAACTGTTGACCGAAAGAAGCAGCCTGTTCATTAAGGCTCGATGTGTCAATGGTAGGAGATACTGTAGCCGAAACTGTTGATCCGCCGGCTAATGGAGAAACAGCAGTTTCACCACTTGCTGATGAAGCAGAAGCCATGTCATCAACAACGCTCATTCCTAATTTAGAAGCGGCTTGAGAAAGAAGCATTTTACCGCGTCCCTTGTTGTTATCAACAGGGATCACAAACTCTTTACCTGCTTCACCAATCCACGAAATGGTTGGTTTCGTAATATAGCCGCCCGTCGCATTCCTTTCAGCTTCAAGAACGCTTTTTTGTTTAGGAAAAATACTTGTTGGCGCTGATGGCTGAGACTGAGCAAGACCAATTCCTCCGCCACCGCTAGAATTTTTACCGGATGAGGATTTACCAGATCTTTTTTGATGAAGACCTGTTGCATCTTCACCTCTCCCTATGATATTGCCTATGATCTCCCCTCCAGCGTCAGCTAATCCTTTTAGCTTAATGACCCACCAGAAGGTATCTTCAAACTTCTCCTTAATTCCGTCAGCAATTTCACTTAAAGGATCACCCACATTTTTAGTGAACCAAGTTTTAACACCTTTCCATGCGTCTGTCACTGCAGTTTTTGCTGACTCAAATTTTTCCGAAATGGATTTTTTGGCATCTTCTACTTTTGAGACAATTGGATTCCACACACTTTCACTGAACCAAGCCGAAACTGCACTCCACTTGTCAGAAATCCATGTCCACGCTTCGTTAAGCTTTGTCCAGATCCAGTTTGCTGCATTAGTGACAGCATCACTTACTGGCGTCCACACATTTTCCATGAACCAAGTTGAAACTGTAGACCATAATTCTGAAATAAAAGTCCATGCTTCGTTGATCTTCGTCCAAATCCAATTTGCTACGTTACTAACTGCGGTACTAATCGGATTCCAGACGTTGTCATAAAACCAAGTTGCCACCTGAAGCCATTTTAATTGGATCCAGATTCGCGCATAATCAATATGTGCTTGTATCCAGCCCGCCACAGTTGCAACTGCATTACTAATAGGATTCCACACATTATCCATGAACCAAGTGGAGACAGTGGACCACGTGTCTGAGATCCATGTCCAAGCGTCATTTATTTTTGTCCAAATCCAATCAGCAGCATCAGTGACACCGTCAACTAATGGATTCCAGACATTATCCATGAACCAAGTGGAGACAATCTTCCAGAGAGCTTGGATACCATCCCAAGCAAATAGAAAGGCACCTACTACTAAATTTATAATCGGAACTGCTGTGTTATAAATAGGTGTCCACACGTTATCCACAAACCAGGATGATACGTCATTCCAGGTATCAGTTAGCCATTTCTTGGCATCCTCGAATTTTTCGGTGATCTTATCAATCTTGTCGCCGGCCCAATCACTAACTGGGTTCCAGACGTTATCCATAAACCAATCTGAGAAATCAGACCAAGTATCCTCGATCCAATCGACGGCATTTCCTGCACCGTCTACAATCCCATCCCATGCTTTTGACGCACCGCCATCATCAAACCATTTGCCAATAGAGGATCCTAAATCAGACCCCCCTATACCGCCTGCGACACTCCCGACAACTCCGCCAACCGCAGTGCCAACAACAGGGACAACAGAACCAATGGCTGCTCCCGCGGCACCACCTGCAGCAGCTCCGCCAAGATTCCCCGCAAAGGAGCCAACTTTTTCACCTGTATTTTCTTTTTTCATACCGAGCAAATCGGTTGCCGCTAATGCAGTTCCCAAAAGAGGGATACCTTTCGCAAATTTACCGACACTTTTCAGAGGACTTAAAACTTTCCCGAACTTTGAGGCTCCGCCTGTCGCTTGGCCTGCTGCATGAAGTTCGGATCTGGTAGTGTTTACTGAAGCTCTAGAACCTGCGCTTCTAATAGGATCAGCTGCTATTCTTCCTGAACGCCTTCTTTCTAGCTGTTCGGATGGAACAGTAATAGATCTATTAGAAGGGTACACACTGGTTGGAGTTCCGCGCCGGCCTGAAGCATTTCTCCCTCTCCCTTTACGGCTGTCACTTCCGCCGATACCGCTACAGCAACAACATGTTAAGCTGCCGCTTCGTGTATTAGGGTCACCTCCGGGAGTACGGTTGGGAATCAACTTCCGAATTACTCCCGCTGCGTCACTTCCGACAGTTCCAATTCCTTTTAAGAGCGGCCGTAGGATTTTCAAATATGCAATCAATCCAATTAAAGACGGAATTACAACTTTAAAGGCTGTTTTTAAGTCGTCCCAATGGTTGACGGTCCATTCAATGGCCACATTCAGCTTGTCACCTATCACCTCGCCAAGATCAGTAATATCTTTTTTGATCTCTTTGAGTTTCTCTTGGCCTTCCTTACTGTTTAAGAATGAATCAATCTTATCGAAGGCCGGACCCAAACCGGTAAGCAGTGAGGTTCCCATATCCTTAGATATGCTTTCAAAATCCCGCATGGCGTCATTAATCGGCGTCATTGGGTTGTTATCCCGAAGCTGAGAAAAGCTGCGTTCCAGTTCACCTGTTGTTTTTGCACTTGTGCCAATGCCTTCAGCCATATCTAAAATCGGCTGCTTCAGGTCCTCATATTGCGTTCCTATTAGCTCCGTGGCGATAGATGCCCGCTTAGTCTTGTCTTTGACTTTTGATAAGGCATCAGCAACCTTAAATAAGCTTTCTTGGCCACTGATTGAACCATCTTTAAACCCTTTGAACATTTTCTCTGTTTCTTTGGCTCCGAATAGCGATTTGAACGCGTCCACTTGACTATCAGACATTTCAGTACGGCGAATGTTAAATTCACGCATACTGTCAGCGAGGTTGTCGAAGTTTCTCGCCCCGCCCTTTGTTCCTTTAATCATGGCATTAGCGATCTGGCCGCCTGTGAGTTTCATGTCTTTAAAAGTGGAACTGTATTCATTCATCGTGTCCAGCAAATCGTCAGCCTGGTCACCGGCGTTCCGGTATACATACGCGATTAAATCCCCGCTGTCTTTCCCGGACATTTTCAAGTTGTTATACATTGAGCTGAAGGCCCGATCCACTTCCGCCTGATCAGCATTCATGAGCTGAGCGATCTTGCTAGATGACTCTGTCAATTCCGCTAGGGCTTTTTTAGATGCTCCTGTCTGTTGAGACAAGGTTCTCAGAGATAAGCTGACTTCTTCCCGGGATCCTCCTGCTTTGTTGTCATAATAGATCTGGTCTGTCATTCTAGCAGCATCTTTTTTGCTGACTTTCGAAGTCGCTGAAACATAAGCGTCTTGGGACATAGCGCTTTTCCCGCTACCCATAATTGCACCAGCCGACAGTCCGCCGCCAACTGCCAGGGTGACAGTAGCGTTTTTCAGACCGTCTAATTTTGCCTCAATTGCATCCAGAACCGCTGAAGCTTTGTCTTTAATAGAAACAGTAGGCTCAGCATGTTCGCTGTCTACATCGGACACATGGCGCCGGATCTCATCTAATTGGTTTGACGCATGATCATGAACTGAAACAGTTGGTTCAGCATGCGAGCGGTTCAAATCCAAAAGGCCTCCACGAATCAAGTGGAAACGTGGTGTAGCCTGATCATTAACGGAAACCGTCACCTCATGGCTGCCTTCAGTAAGATCTTCCGTTTGTTGTCGTATAGAATGTAAACCATTCGAAACCCGATCATCCAAACCAACTTCAAGCGATCGAGCTCGTCCGGTCAAGCGGCTTGCTGATCGGTCAATTCGTCTCATAACCCGCTCAGTTCGATCTTCAGCATCAAAAATAAGAGGGCCATTAGCGGCCCTCTGAAGTCTCTCTGCATTCCCTTGTATCTTTCGAAGCTTGCGGGTGATCTTATCCTGTAAATCAAACGTAGCTGTTAGTTTAGCCATAGTTAATTACCTCCCTTCTTCGCTTCCTTTTCTAACAGCTCAAGCTTGTAACTGATCAAACCATATAAGAGAGCCTTGAATTCTCTCGGCGCCTCATATAATTCACGTAATTCAGACGGGGAATATTTGAGCTCATGCATAGCGTAATAAAGATAGACGGTCTCTTTATCCCCGCCCTCTATTAGTTTTTTGCTGCTTCTTCGAGATCTTCTGGATCGTCTTCAAAGCCATTGATCTCAATTGCTTTGTTCAGCCAGTTTGCATATTCACCACCGACAGACAGAACACGTTTTGCAACTTCCACCGGATCCTCTGTTTTGTAAGCTTCGCGCAGCTCTTTAGATTTAAAATTCGGGTAAACAGTTGTTTCAACGGCAATACGAGCATAGAAGCGTTGGCTGTCCAACTCTTTCACGCGGCCGCGGCCTTTTACACTTTTGTAAGTGGTGTTTTCTTTCTCTAGCTCGTCAATGCGTTCTGTGGTAATGGCTTTAAATACGAATGGAATAACCTTGCCTGCTTTGTCTACGAATCGTTTAGAAATCGGAACTTCTACCTCTTCCGCTTCAATCGTTTGTCCTGGCATAAAGAATGAAAGATCGTATGCTTTTTCGTTTTGTTTTTCGCTCATTTTAATTAGCTCCTTTGAATTTTGGTTTAATTAACTGACGCCAACAAAAAAGACAACCGCTATACGGTTGTCTAGTGTATAATTATTCCTGTACATTTGTCCGGCTAACTCAAAGGTGGTCTGCTGGCTAAATCCCCCACGAAAGGGGGTGACGCCTATGTCAACATTTCAAGCACTTACTTTAATGCTTGGATTTGGGATGTTTATCCTCGCACTGTTGACGTATTTAGACAAAAAGAAATAGACCACCCTTTGAGCCTGAGAAACTTCTAGGGTTGGTCCATAGCGTACCTTCATAGCCAGCGCTCCGATGAGGAGCCAGCATTTGTACAGGCCGGAGTGTTGGCGCACTCCGGTGTTTTTTTATTTTATGCAAAAATCCAATGTTATAACATCTGTTTTTTACATTAGTCATAGCATAGATGACTAATGTAAGGTATATACCCAGTATATACACTGTATATACCGTTTGCAATCCAAACAGAAAATTAACGCTTATTATAAATAGGCCTGTTAATTAAAACGTGGTTTTCAACTGTTCAGGAACATCAAAGTCTTCAAAGGTAAACGGCACCTCTTCTTCTAATGCTTCTGAATCAACGTCAAGGCTCGCAACTTTCGCAGAATCAAAGTTGACATCGTACAGAGTGACTCGTTCTGTGCCTCGTCCGGAAGATTTATCATCCAGGACAGCCTGCAGCGTGAAGTATGGATCTTCCCCCTTCTTGACGTAGTTCATCATTAGAACTACAAATTGAGAAGTCACTTTATAAAAAGTGGCCGTCCCTGTTCCGTTTGCACCAGTTGTTTTGTGACCAGTCATCCGGCGTCCCATGATATTGACCTCGGATTTATTTTTTTCAATATTGGCTTCAAACGTTTTGATATGAGCCATTTCTTCTCCATCAAGAAACAGCCTGCCTTCTTTTCCTGAGATTGTGTTTTGCGCTTTTAATGCCATTCTTATTTCACCTCAACGTTAAAGTAGAATTTTTCAGCTGCATCAACCGGCTGCACAGCAAGATCAATCAGGAAACCGTCACGATCACTATTGAGAGCAATTGTGATGTCATTCTCTGAATCAAAATTGGTGATGCCCCCGTTATCTTGAAGAACACTCAAGTATTGAGTAATCAGCGTTTTTACAAACTGCAGTCCGTCATTTGTAGCGGGAACATCGCTGCCGCTCGCTTTACGTGACTTAATCAGTGCTTTCAATTGAGATGTCAGGTCATTATTGATTGCATCCAGCACACGGACAATTTTGTTCTTTTGGAACATCTTATTTTTCTCTGCTGTTAGGCTTGTGAGTGAGTTAATATCCTTTTCAACTGAAACAGATTTGTCTCGAGAATCATAAGTAAACAGGAATTCCCCATTCGCCAGCCGCTGAATTACCTGGTCATTATCCAGTCGAGTAAGGACGTCCACCGCTCCCGCATATTCTACGAACGTTAGCGACTGATTGAACGTCGCTCCCGCGCTGGCGCCGGCGACCCAAGCAGTGGCTTTTTCCGGAGTGATCTCCGTTCCATCTTCAAGCAGAACCCCACCAGTGACATTGATAATGCCTTCGTGGTCGCCTTTGTAATTAGAGAGTACGCCTTGAACCTTTAAGCCTTGATTGTCTCTCAGCCGTTTGATGAATGCGACAAACGTCGCTTTCAATTGCTCGTTATCCTCAACAGGCAGCGCGATTGTGTCAAAGTATTCAGTTTCAGCCGCTTCCAAGAAAGCTGTGTAATCAGCATTTGTCGGTGTCTTGTCTGTTCCACCTGACAAGCGGATTCCGGAAGATGCCGGAAGGTCCCCGCTGACGTCCTCCGGAGCTGTTCCTGTTAGGGGAATCGAAACGGTTAGATCCCCTTTGCCTGTAAATTCGACAAGTTTATTTGCTTTCAGTTCCTCGGCTTTAGATACCGTTTGCTTATCGACTTCTGACTGATCAAGATAGGTTGTGACATCCACTTTTGAAGAATCAATAACGTTTTCTGTAATTCTAATAATGATGTCATTTCCTTTAGTTCCGCCATAAAGAGCGGTTGCCTTTACGCCTTCACTAATGTCTGCTTGAGCACGCAGCCCCTCCGTCAAACGGTAAAGTAAGACTGTACTTGCCTTCTTCATTGCCTCACGAAGAAGCAACAATGAAGGATCATCAATGTTTAATCCCACTTTTTTATTCAAGTCCTCGATTGAAGAGATAGAAATGAACTTCTTAACCTCTCCCCAGCTGGATGCTATCGGCAGCGCAACTGTTCCGCGTTCGCCTACTGATACCCGATCTTCTGCGGTCGTTTTAAAGTTAAAATAAATACCAGCACGCTCTTTTTCCTTGCCGACTGTAAATGTTCCGCCGTTCATTTATTTGACCTCCTTCTGAAGAAACTGATCAATCAGCTTCTTCGCTTCTGATTTAGTGATTCTGTTTTTTTCTGTATGAAAAAGAGCACCGTCAAACACCTCGGGCCTTACCCCAAAGAGCTCTCGACTGTGCTCTCGCAAATCCTTAATATAAAAAGCATTTTCTGTTCTTTCCTTTTTCGTGGCCATCATTTCACCCCGCTTGTAAATTCAAAGTTTTCAAGAGAGGGATGCTGTTCTCGTTCATACCAATAGCGACTCATCCAATTTAGAACGATGCTCGCATAATCATCTGAGATCCGGGTTTCTATACGTGATAAACGAATAAAATCCTCCGTATCTTCACCAGATTCCCGTATAAGCGGAATTAATCCCCTTTTACTTCTAAGTGTATCCGCAATCCTTTCCGCTTCGTTATGAGCCTCCTGCGCGTTTTTGTGAAAGAGTTTCACGTTTAAAACATAGGATTTTTGAAACGTAGATACTGTGTCCACTCCATCGACTGTGGAAGCCGGTGGAATATAAAGAGATGGGACAACAAAGTCCTGCGGTATTTCTTTTTCATACACTTGCACAGGATATAGCTTGTATAGGCAGCCCATAATTGAGCCCACTTCTTGATTCATGGCAGCACCACCTTAAAATTCTTCATCGATCCACTGCTGCAGCTTCCGCTCAAGACTTCTCTCAAACATTAGTTCAAAGATGGCCATAGCATTATCCCAAAAACCGGATCCATCCACCCATTGGAATTTCAGCAGCATTCCGGTTTTGGCAGCGGGATCATATTCGAACCGTTCACCCTTCCAGCGTCCGGGGACCCACCGGCGATCCTGATTTTTAGACGGATCAATTGTAAAGTGCCCATCATTCACGTATGAGGCGTATTCCAGATTTGTTCCGACATCCAGTTTTAAGCTACCTGATGTCTTTGAAAAAATATTATCCTGGTCACCTTTCTGAAAGGAATTGAGCAAGCGGCGTGTGTCCACGGTCTTTGTCCTAATGATCTCATCTTGGATGGTATCTAAGAACTCAAAACCCATAGCTTCAAGCCACTGCTCATATTTCCTTTGTAGCCCTCCTCGAGAGGCCCGGTTTAATGATTGTATGAACTGATCAAGGCCCTTTATCTTCACAAGTATTCCACCTCCCGGACTGCCGTCACTTCCCAATGATGATTCCTGATCTTCCGCGGCTTCTGTAATTTATAAGCTGTACCTTCCCAAATAACCCTGTCGTTCAATCGAATATCTGCAGAAGCTGGGAAATGGACCAGAAATGATTGATATATGGCCGTGTTCGGTTCCTGCTGCACAATGGATTGGTTCTTTTCTGTGAAGTAACACGGCTGTCCCGCTATATCTGGAACTTCAGGATATGAAAAAGCCGGCTGAACATTTTCAACCGGCACCCCAAAGGATTGTTTTTTGTTTTCTGCTTTATTCTGCAGGTGATAAACGTCGCATCGATGAGTTAACAAAGATCGATAGCTCATATGGACCTCATCCGCATTTTCACTTCCGTGCCTTCCAGACTTGGTTCAGCTGACTTCACGTAATCTTTAATCAGTGTGTAGACGTCTGGTTTTTGAATAGAGCTGCCGTTTCCAAGCGAATATGAATAGTCACCGATCTTCTCGGTTGTATATCCTTTTGTGATTGACTCATCGGAATTAATCAACGCGAAATACTGTGCCATTTTCAATAAAGCCAGCTGAACTGTTTCAGGGAGCGGATCATATTCCGGATCAGAAAAATCATGGCCAACTTGATAGGTGATATCAGCTGTAGCTTCTATGATGTCCTGGGAAAGAAGGGAATCAGACCGCTCCTTTACAGATTCAAAAACAGTGTATTCCTTCAGGTCAGCAGGAGTGATCAGCACGCCGTTCACTCCCCGCCGTTTTCTTGATGATTAAGGATGAAGGCAATTCTTTCGTCTGCGTTTTTGAAGTCAGACGGATTGCTGCCAAGATCAGTAACAATGGCTTCTTGTTCAGTTTTATTCATGCCCTTCAATTCTGTTTCTGTGTACTTCTTCTTTGATGCCGTGTCATCATCGCTTTTTGGTTTTTCCGTTTCTTTCGGCTCTTCTTTAATTAAATGACATTCAAACTGGTCATTATTCTTCAAATAAGAATAAACTGTCTTTTCCACTTCACGCTTTTGATTAAGCAGGAAGACGTACCCCATAACATCGTATGTCTGGCCTGCTATCAACTCCGCTGTATATTTGTCGGCCATCTTTTATTCACCTACTCTTTCACTTTCACGATTTTAGCCACAGCATCTTCCTCTTCGAATGTGCTGTCCAGTTTAGCTGTCAGGACGATAACAAACATACGGCGGCGGATATCCTTATCAACTTCGATTCTAATATTACGAGAGAAACCAAGAATGATATTTTTCGGATGAGTCAGGATGATGTCAGAAACATCAGTTGTCGCTTCAGCTTCACCAATTGTGTAAGGCTGCATATTGGAAATTCCTTTAACCGGAATACCAAAAGCGGAAGAAAGGCCACCCTGAACAGCTGCATCCCCTAAATTTGTTTGACGATCAGCCACACGATCTTTCCACTCGACCTCAAGACCAGGTGAAGTATAGAAACGGAAATCTTGCGGAATACGCAAATATTTAGAAGGAACAGCTTTTACCCCCTTCTTAAAGGTTGCTCTTGTAAGTTCTTCACCGTTTACATCCACGATATGAGAAACCGCTTGTTTACGAAGACCATCCAGCTGTGCAAGGTACGGATCAGAGGAAGTTTTATCACCATTAACGATCAATTCCTCAATATCAACTGCCGCCCGCTCAGCTAGGATTTGCATAATTGTATTTTGCAGGCCTTCTTTTTCAATATTGTTTTCAAGTGTGTCATAGGTAATGTTAACCTCTGCAATGACTTCTTTTGTGCTTAGGTTAACTGTGCTGGTTGACGGAACTGCCTTTTGATCTTTAGTCAACCCTACTCCTTCTTGCGCAGCTCTCAAAATCCGTTGGCCAAACCCGATTTTTTCGATCTTCTGAGTATCATGGTCCATAGGAATGACACGCGCATCCTTTAGAATAGTTGGCGCAGCTTGAACCATGCGAATAAATGCACCTGCCTGGGTAGGATTCATTAAGCCGCCTGTGTTTAAACTGGACAGCGTCATTTCTGCTTTTCTAATTGCCTCTTGGTTTGTCACTTCATTTCCTCCTTATAAAAAGAGTCAGGGTTTAAAGGAGCCCTGACCAGATTGATTTATTAACTTGCGTTTCAGTTTCGGAAGTCTCGTCTTGTTTAGAGATTCCGCGGCTTTTTTCAATCGCTTCAATACGATCAGCGAGCGGTTGAACAGCGTCTGTGATAGCTTTTTTCAGCTTCTTAGCCTCTTCTTCCTCCACTGCTTTTTCTTCGTCTTTCTTCTTTTTAGGATCCTCATCTTTTTCTAATTCTGCGAGCTGCTTCTTAATTGGCTCTAATGCTTCTTCGATGGATTTTGCTACATCATCTGCGTTCATTTCTTCTTCCACTCCTTCCGTCTCCACCTGACTCAGCAAATTGCCGAGAGCGGTATGAGCGCTTTTAATTTCTTGTAAGTTTGAAGCCGAGAACTTCCGGCCGGCTTTTTGCAGTTCTTCAGGCTTTGGCCCAATCGCTTTCAAAATGTCATCGGAAATCAATACATTCTGAGCGATACTCACAAAGTCTTGCAGGGCTTCTCTGATTTTTTTGGGATCCGTCTCCATACCTTCAGAATAATCCCATTTGAATAAAGCAGAGTTTAAAGCATCTTGAGCCGCCCAAAATTCACGGCGTTTACGCCCCTCATCATACTTCTCCTGTACAGCGCCTTTTGAAAGGCTAATATTCCCGGCAAAGAAGTTTTTGAGAAAATTAAAAAGCCCTTTCTCGTCTGGAGAAACAGGCTCTTCTTGTTTTGCAATATCTGCGATGCCGGCCATTGAATAACCGGTGATCTCGCCTTTCTTGATTTCCTCCCATATTTCCTCGGAGGCTTTTGTCACAAGGACCCACGATCCTTTTTTTATGGTTTCCCCATTCATTTCAAAGTCTGCAGGTGCGACGTAGGATTCAACCACCGCCCCGACACCGCCCTGAAAGTCATGCTGCTTGTCAATTTCACGGGCATCTTTGAGAAATCCATGAGCGGCCTTTTCAATTTCTGCAGCTGTCATGAAATCCCCGTGGGCATCCACTGAGTCCGGTTCATATACGATACCATAAACGAGTTTTTGCTCGTCCGCTTCTTTTGCAATGACCTTGACTTCCTTTTGAAAGTCCGGCTGTTTTTCTGATTTCATAAAAAAGAACTGCTTTTGATTAGCAGCCTTGTCTACATAAGAAACGTGTGTGATCTTAGCATTTACCAATTCTCTTGGCATAATTTCACCTCCTTTCAGTAAATCCTTCAATACTGGGACTAAGGACGTCTTCTATTCCTTCTCTCACGCCTTCTTTCAATCCTCTGCTCTATTTTTCTCCAAAAATTTTCATTTATCCATTTTCCTAATTTCGTTCTTTCTAACCATTCTTGTATTAGAGATATTTCATCTTTTCTTTGCATTGTATCTTTTAAAACCATGGTATGGAACATCCAAAAAATATATAAAGCAGCCGCTGAGGATATAAGAATATACAGGTTTGGTACTAACCAAGTTTTAAAGATACCTTCTCCCAAATACTTGTCAGGTAAAATTACTAATAAGCTAATAGCAGAAGCTCCAACTACAAAAGAAAGAGTTTCTTTAACCCACCTAATTAAGATGAATACAACGCTTAAAAGATAATTGGTTTTAAAAATTATTTTATACCAATTATAATTTTTATTAAGAGAGACAAAAACACTTTTATATTCTTTAAAAACTTCTTGCTGTAATAATCTCATTTTAAATAATAATTGTTTTTTATTTTCCTCATTCTTATCTTTACTATATTTTTTAAAGCATTCTTCTGTTTCTGTAATTTGATCTATCAATACCAAATTTCTTAATTTTGATAACTCCCCCTTCCTCCCATTGTACTTCTCAAAGAAATTTGCTATAAGATCTAATTTTGAGTCTTCATTATCAGTTTCTTTAATATCTTTCAAAAAGTAATTCATAGGTTCGAGTATTACTTCTAAGGTTTCATCTGATTGTGAATAAAACCTATCAATATTTTTTTGCCTTTGATTAAATAGAATTGCTATTACTCCAGTTATGACAGCAGTAAGAATACCGTTTTCTTGTATCCAATTCCAAACATTAGTTAATACCATCAGCTTCCCCTTCCAATAAAAAACTTATATACATATACGAGCGAGGAATCCAACTGTTTCAAATAATATCTATTTTCTCTCTAATTTTTTCTTTTTCTTCAGCTGATAATCCTAAAATCTCGTTATCTACCACAGGCGATAAAACACAATGGCAGTTAACCCGCTCCCCTGCTGATAGTTTAGGATCCCTTGGAAACATGCAGGTCTCGCTGCTACCTGGTATCTGAAATTCTTCATCTACTCCAATTACTGTGCCGTCAAGATCGACGTGATTTTCACGCGGATTGTTTTTCTTCCCTCCGCTGTGCCGCCATTTCTTTTTCTTTACTGCCGGCGATTGTGCATATGATTCTTGCTGAGCGGCTGAGGAAGCGGCAAGCACTTCAGTAATGGCCGTGGTCCGGGCTCGCTCTCTATCAAACTGTGGCATGTCTTTGAGCGTCAGCTCAATGTCCTGGATGGAAGAGCCGTTTTCTATAGCATCTGTCAGCACGTTTTCCACTGCCTCATGAGTATTCAGCTTCATGATCTTGGCCAACTTTTCAGACCAACCTTTGATCCAATCCGCTGCCCTGGTTGATAATGCCTCAAACGGGACATCCGGATCCAATGAATTCATGATCACTCCGGCCAGTTCCTCAACGGTCTGCTGCAGAAATCCCTCGGTAAGCTCCTGAAATTCTGCCTCAAAGTCATCCTCGGCAAATAGATTCTGCGTAAAAAACACCAGAAGGGCTTCCAGTGTCTCTTTTGAGTCTTTACCTATAAAACCATTCAGACCATCTAAAAACTTCTTACGCTGGCGTCTGAGCAACCTGGCAATGCCTTTTTCATATTCTTCTACAAAGCCGGGTATCTTAGAAAGGCCAGGGAAGTCAGGTACGACCTCCACGAGCTTCTCTCTCTCATCTTCCTCGGCTTTTTGAATAAAGAGATTTAAACTCTCCAGCAGCTTATCCGTTTTGCTCATCGCTTTAGATCCTCCAGAACATCCCGCATGTCTTTTAGTATGCCGATTACATTAGGAGTGCCGCTTTTAGACTTAAAGAGCTCAGCCAATGGATCAGAAGCGGGCGCCGCGGTATTTTTACCTATCGGCCTGCTGTACTCTTCCTCTGGCCATTCTTCAAGCGTCTTACCAAGAATACGTCCAGCCAGATCACGTAAATCATTCGGTGAGACTGCGCCAGCATTAATAAAAGGAGTCAGAACCTTTGCTATCTCGATAGGATCCCGGAAATCCGGTCCTTTTAACTGCAGCTCGACCTTATGAATTTCAAGATCATTTAAGAATAAAGCATTCAGCTTACCTGTGATCAATTTTCTTTCCGGCTGAAATACCTGCTCCTCAGTAATCTTTCTGGCCGTGTCAGCTGTCGCCTTGTTATAGTCCTGAGCTTCCCCGGTATAGAGCGGCGGCAGACGGAAGGCAGAGCGGAGCTTGTCCCTACTTTTTTGGTCATATTCCAGGAATAACGCATCTTGCTGAAGGATTTCAGCCAATGACTTAATTTCCACTTTAACTGGCGTGATTTCCTCATCACCTTGAATGTTTTTCCCCTTGGCTATCCCTTCTGCTTCAAGCAAAAGGAACTTATGAGCGTTTTCCACACCTTCAAGACCGTTCATATAGTCCTGCAGCTGCGTGTATGAGTCTTCGGAGAGCATTCCATTTTCAATGGTTATAGCAGCGGGAACGTGCCGGCCCTGTTTGAAGTACATGAAATTCAACTCTTCAGCCTTACGCGCGCCGTATAAATTAACGATGTGGCCAATCCACCGCGGCTTCCCATATGCTCCGCTCCCTATTTTGAAATGCACAACTTCATTGGCCTGCTTTTCAAAAGGAGTCTTTTCATCATATTCTCCTGTTTCAGAATTCAAGATTCGGGGATCTCCGTATTCTTTGAAAAAGACCCTTTTGCCATTGACGATCTGCACATATTTCCGGAAGCGTTTTTGACGCTGGATCTTCTTTAACGTACCTGACTCAAAATAATTGTATGGAACCTCAATAGGTTCTGATAATGAGCAAACTCGGACATATTCAGATGCCATATGTTCAATGCCAGCCGGTTTCCCGCTCCCGTTTCGAATTACTTCGATATATCCGTTGCCGGTCTTTTCCCGGTCTTCTATGCTAAAGCCGAGTAATGTTTCAGCTGATTCATCAAAATGAATATACTTGATGAATTCTTCAAGCTGCTGCCATTCTTTATCCGCTGCCGTTTTTTCTGCAGAGTCCACTTCATCAGAATTGATATCCTTTGAGTATTTCATCTCGTAGCCGAAGCCCACTATATTGGTCTTGTACGCATCCACACACTGCTGTAAGATCGTAGAATACTCTGCGATGTGTTTAAGCTCTTTAAGGTTATACGGCGGGGGTATGATATTCTCTCCGTACATATCTTCAAATTCATCTTTATAAATCTGTTTTGTCGTTTCAGTAGGCGGAGCAGCTTTAAAAACCTGCGCTCTAACTTTGGGTTTACTCATTCAATTCCCCCCTTTCTCTGCTTCGTGGTCTTGACCGTTTAGGTCTTCCTTTTGATTCTTCTTTCAGATCGGTTACCTCGTAATCATCAAGCGCGTACCATATCGCTGAAAGTGTATGCGGGTCTATGGTGAACTCGTCTTCTATGATGTGGCCCAACTTATCCTTGGCATAGGTGAGCGGCTTTAGTTCATAGATCGTATTCTCGCATCGAGCCGAACAAATGATTTTCTTGAACCGCTTGATCTTCTTTGTATATTGAAGGCGGGATCCTTTATATTTGTGGGCGCCCACCATATTGAATCCTTGCTGCTGAAAATATCGGATCGTTTTGGGCTCCGCTGAGTCCGCCTTTATTAATTCCTTAGTCTCAGTAAATTCACTGAGTTCTTCGGCCGTCTGATCGTCCGTCATTCCATTTTTGTAATACTCCCAATAGATATAAAGGTATTTCTTTTCATGGTCCACAGCGAGCCGGACAACGGCGTTATACGACTCCTCAAAACCAAAGTCCATGCCTATCCGCTTAAGCGGACGGTTAATATTAGCGATTGCTGTCATAACCTCTTCATGTGGCCTCTCTTCAAATTGCGGCAGCACACGAACCCCATTCACGCCAAAATGACCTTGCCGCGCAATTCGGTAAAGATCTGGGTCGTATTCTTTCATTTCATCAAGCTGCTTCATGTAACTTCCTGGAAGAAATAAATTATCGTCCGCTGTTGAGTGGTGATAATAAGTGTCATTAATTACGACAGTCCGCTTTTCGTATAGCTCTTTATCATCGAGCACAAACCGTTTTTGGCGGTCATCTTTGAAGAAATGCTTATATGTCCAGTTATCTTCTCCGACCGGGTTTGTTGAAAGTATCATATGAAGCGGCAATGTTGGGTGACGCAGACGTCCAAGCAGCTCCTTGAACCCCTCATACTTCACTTCAGAACATTCCTCAATCCATATGAGAGAAACGTTATTGATCGATTTCAGCTTGGCCGGCTTATCCAGCCCTTTAAATATAATCCGGCCTCCGTTTGGAAAGCGGATCTGCATTGGTGAAGAAACGCATCTAACAATATGATCGATCTCAAGGTCATTGATAATTTCATCAAAGAGGGAAAAGGTTGAGTCCCTATGCGTGTCGTATACTTCCCTCACGACAAGAACGGTCCGTTTCTCTTCAAGCAATTTAAGAACAATCTTGAGCGCCACATGATAACTCTTCGAGGATCCATAACCGCCGACTAGAAACTGAAACTTTTGATTCCAATCAAAAAGAAAATCCTCAAAGTGCGGATTTACTGGCTTTACCTTTTCAATCATTTGTCCTCATCCTTATGCTTGCGCTTTATCGTAATGTGAACTGAATTATCAACCGGGCGGGCTGTGAGCCTTTCAAGTTCTGCCTGTTTCGTCTCATTCGTAAGATAAATGCCGCGTAGCTTCAATTCGTGCTCACTCATTGATCGGGTCATATCATGTTTCTGACGAATAGCTTTTAGTCGCTTATCAGTAACGCGGGTCATCGCTTCCTCTAAGCGGAGAATTTTATCAATGCTCGGCTCAGAAACTTCTTCGGTTTCTGTAACGACAAGGCGCTCATTCATAAGTGCCTGGTGCTTTACTAAACCTGTTTTCTGGTCCTTGGTCGGCACGATGTCTTTTACCTTTCGCAATTGCTGAAGGATGCGGCGTTGCGTTTCATTCAAGCCATTCTCTATGCGGCTTATTCTCTGCATCATCCGCCGCTCCCGAAGGCTCAGCTCCCTTATTGTTAGATCAATTTGATAGAGCGGGTCTGTTTCGATCTGATCAAACAGCTCTTTTTCTGTATCATCCATGAAATCAAATAAGATTGATTCATACTCGCCAGTACGCACAGAATTTTTATTCCCTTTAGGAGCTGCGCCGCCTCTATTCCCTTTGGCGTTTTGATTGCCCGGTGGTGCTTTTCCTCCCTTATTCCCTTTTGCGTTCTTGCTTCCTTTTGGAGCACCAGGGCGTTTAGTAACGTTACCATTGGATTTATCATTCTGTTTAGTAACGTTACCATTCAATTTTTCTTCCCAATGATCTTGGTTTTTCCACTTACGAATAAGTGACGGGGAACAACCGAGCTCCTCAGCTATATCTTTTAGTAAGCGGGTTCCGCCGCTTTCTTCCCACAGACGGAACGCTTCATCTCGTTTAGGATCTCGTGGTCTCGGCATTACATCTCACCCACCTCCGGACCTCATAATTAAGTTTGAGTTTGTTTTTAAATTTCCTCATCTTTCTGAAGCTCTATATCAAGCTCTATGAGCTTTTTTAAATCGTCCACAGTATTCACCTTTATATGGCCACTTTGGAAGTCTTTGACCCACTGGGCGATACCTGCCTGAATGATTTTTCGGTATTTCTCTTTTGATTGACTGATGTTCTCTAACAACTCGGCACTATGCAGGAGAAGGAGATTCTCTTTTTCATCATCAGAAAGGGAACATATGTTTCTATTTTCTATTGCCATACTCCCTGTCCTCCATTACAATATGAGATGAGAGCGTGATGTTTTCCCACAACGCGGCCGCGTCTTGTTCACGCTCTTTGACAGGGAGCTTCTCTCTGTTTAAAAAGGGAGGGTGTTAGCAGCACCCTCCCTTCTCATTTAAAAAAACCGCCTTATGGATAAAGACGGTTTGTTCTAATTATTCCTCTGTTTGTTGCTTCTCTTCTTTCTCTTCTGACTTTAATTCTTCTGATTGCTGTTCATCTGGTCGCAGTTCCGTCTCTTGGAAACCTTTAAAGCGATATACTCTTTTACTAATCCTACGACCGGATCCAGAAAGTCCTATATTCAAATTTGATTCCTTATATTGAACTCCTGCTGCTCCATCGCCCTGTGTATCATAATATTCCTCAATTTCTACTTCGTTAGCACGCATGATTCTATCTGCTATAGCGATCTCTTGAAATACCTTAGCTTGTGCTTCAGAAATTATCTCTTGCCTTGCAACTTCTGATTCTAGTTGCTCCAAATTTTCAGAGGATTGATTAATCTTATTAAGACGCTCCGCAACATGATTAACAAAATTTAACGGTATGGTAGCACCTATGCTACTACCAAAAGCCTCTACTGCTACTTCTAAAGCAGCCTTACCTAATCCTCTATTTTCTTTTGCCATACCTCTACCACCCTTGTGAAATTTGTTTACTTTAATTTAATACTTAATTAAACAAATTGCCACCTAGTATTTAGACATTAAGAAAAACATTGGGTCTTTATTTGTTCCGCTATTCTCTTCATCATGATAGGCGGGACACTCATACCACAAACATACTGCACTGAAGCGTCCATAAAGTCATAGTCGAGAGGAAATGATTGCATTAAGATAATGTCCCGTTCAGAAATATAATAAGGCTCGTCATATCTGACAAAGACAGAACCACTTGCAAGTGTAGGTGGTACTAGACTGTTTTTTACTAAAATCGTATTGAAATTAGATTCTTTCCCTTCTGTCCTTTTCGTTATATCACCTATGTTGCTATCTGACGGTCTTCTCTTCACCCATCTCCTATACAATTTTGATGTCTCTTTCAATCTGGACCCACGCCCGCTCCTAAACTCTTTATAAGGGATAGGCCGCTCATTAAACGAGAGTTTTAACTGAGGCAGGTTCAGATCTTTTCTTCGGCCAATAAAAAAGACCCGCTCTCTTCTTTGCGGGACTCCCATTGTGGCAGCATTCAACAAAAATACCTGAACGTCATACCCGATTTCTTTCGCTCTTTCTATTACAAGCTTCACATACCCTTTCGCTTTGCCAATGATCATGCCTTTCACGTTCTCGGCTACAAAGGTTTTCGGCTTCAGTCTTTCAACTGCATCCAGGTAATCAAAAAATAAATCATCAAGCGACTGCTTAGCCTGTCCCTCTCTGAAAGCTTTTTCCTTTCCCCAAGCATCCTCACGATCACCAGCCATTGAAAAAACGCTGCATGGAGGGGAACCATCGAAAATATCCAAATCGAATAATTCCTCAGGCAGATCGTCCAATTTGTTGAATTTCCTGATATCCATTAAAAACGAGAATTTAGGATTGTGATTCTTTCTATAGACTTTCATCATTTGCGGATCAATTTCACAGTTTCCGAGAAGGTTATATCCAGCAAGCTTATAACCCATGGAGGAACCTCCGCCACATGAAAACGTACTAAAAACCTTCAATCCATTCTGCTCAACATTTTTCAGATCAGACAGATACCATCTATAACTGTTCATTATTGCTCACCTACTCATTGAAAGAGAACCCGCATTTAGGACAGGTATGTTCAAATTGGTCCTCCTCGTAATCATCAAGATCAATTTCATGATTATCGGTAACCTTCCCGCCGTTCCCTGCATGCTCTTTCAGATCTTCTAAAATACTTTCTAGTTCACCTTCTGAAAAGCCGGTGAAGGACAGGTCAAAATTATTTTCTTCAAGCTCTCTTAAAACTTGTTCGAGCTTGTATTCATCCCAATCGCCGCCTGTTTTGTTAAGTGCAATATTTAAGGCTCTTTCCTCGTTATCATCAAGATCTACCACCGAAACAGTAAGCTCTGAAGGGTTATTCTCCATATGTATTTTGAACCGCTGATGGCCACCTACCAGGTTTCCTGTTCTTTCATTCCAAACAAGTGGCTCTACGTTACCGAACCGCTCTAAAGATGCTTTTATTCTTTCATAGTCGGGATCACCTGGCTGAAGATCAATCCGAGGATTGTAAGGAGCTGGATTAATTTTATTAATTGGAACAGATTTTATTATCAATAATATCATCCTCATATAAAAAAGACGTTCTTTATAGAACGTCTCTAAAAATTATATTTGTTTTCTCATTGTTTCAAATTTCTTCTTTGTATTTTTTTAAGATATCACCAATTTTTTTTATATTTCTATCAATACTATCTATACTTGTTTCCCAAACATGCGTATCATCCAAATCTTCAGGTATATAGTGTTCTAAATTATAAAGGCTATTCTCCATATCAATAATATATTGAAAAATTGATTCTCTATCTTTAAAAGTAATCTTAATGTCTTTAACCAAATCTTCTTTTATTTTATTTAACTTACTTGCAAATATCTTTTTTCTTTCCTCAAAACTTTTATCATATGAATCTAACCAAAGGTGTGTTTCGCCTCCTAAATATACGGCTTCAAAAGCAAATTTAATTGTTTTGATGTCTTCTTCCAAACTCTTAAAAAAATAATAAATTTGGATAAAAGCATTTTTATGTTGGATTCTTATAATTCTCCAATTGTAAGAGGAAATTAATAAGGCAGCAATACTAATTATAATAGTTAAGCAAGATAAAATAATTTTCAAGTTCTCCATTTAATCACCATAGTTAATTTATATTACCTTAAATATACAGCTAATATAACAATAGGTAAACAAAATTAACATTAAACTATTGTTTACGGCGAATACGACCGCCTGTCCGTTTATAGGTGTCTTTTCTGACTCCCATGATTTCTTCCCAATCCCTTCTCGTCAAAGGTTCATCTGCCTTTGTTGAGGGACTTAACACTTTTTTAAGATGCTGTTTCGTGTCAGCAGATAAAACGTCTCTCGTCTTCATCTTTCATTACTCCTTGCCGAATAAGCACCGCCTTACGCTATTCGCTTTTATTTATTTGTAGCCCGCCGATTTTCCCCAGGAGGTAAGCAAAGAAAATGGAGAGCCGGTTTAAGACTTTCCATGCAAGCGGGATTTCACCACTTGCGTTCCCCGTGACTATCGCGCGCAATACTGCATAGACTCCAGTCGCTCCTCCTGTGAAGCTAACGACCTTCATAGTCATTCGATACATCCGAGTGCACACTTGATAAAGGAAAGGTGCGTCTCCTGGTTTGGCCATAAAAAAACGGCCACTAATCAGCTGTACAAATTTCCATGTACAAAAGATCAGCGTCCGTAGGTATCTCCTTTTTGGACAGTTATTCACGTTCGTTTTCTTCTTGTCTCTATCGTATGACAAACCGCATTTAAAAAAAGTACCCATTTAATCCCCCATTTTGTCGGTTTTTTATCGGTAATTTTAGAAAACAGATACTAAAAAAAGAGCAAACCATTTGGGACTGACCCCATAAAATGAGACAAATAAAAAACACCTTCAAGTTTGAAAACGGATGATTGTTATCCGACATTAGACTTGGAGGTGTTTTTTCTATGGGGACAAGAGTGAGTTATTCGGTTGAAGTGAAACAGAAGGCTGTAGACATGAGATTGGCAGGTGTGCCTATGAAAGAGATCATGCAGAAATTGAATATCAAGAATAAAACACAGGTGCAGACATGGGTTAGATGGCATAAGGCTGGGGATACACATCGATTCGAACAGCCTGTTGGAAAGCAATACACTTACGGAAAAGGCCCAGAGTATGCTTCCGAATTAGAGAAACTGCAGGCAGAGAATCGATATTTGAGGCAACAGAATGAAGTGTTAAAAAAGTACAACGAATTGGAAAGGAAGTTGATAGCCAAACGTCAGTCGAACTTGTAGAAGGATTGCACAGCACAATGACCGTGCACGATATCTGTATTCATTTAGGTATCTCTCGAGCGTCTTATTATCGTTGGAAGAAGAATCTGACGAAAGATCATCCCAAGCGCCATTTGGAAAAACAAATCGGCACGTTGTGCCAAGAGCACAAGTATCGATATGGATATCGAAAAATCACAGCCATACTAAAAAAGAGAATGCGTATTAACCATAAAACTGTTCAACGTATTATGCAGAAAAATCAATGGCAGTGCCAGGTTAAGGTGAAAAAGCGCAAGAAGAATGGGCAGCCATATGCCGTGGTCGATAATATATTGGATCGGAATTTTCAGTCTGATCGCCCTCTTGAAAAACTAGTAACGGACATCACATATTTGCCTTATGGACAGAAACAATTGTACCTTTCCAGTATATTAGATTTATACAATGGAGAAGTGATTGCTTTTACGATTGGAGATAAGCAGGACACAGACTTTGTCTTAGACACACTTGATCAGCTGCCAACGCTGCCTGAGAACTGCGTGTTACATAGTGACCAAGGTTCTGTGTATACATCTTATGAGTATCAAAAAGCTGTTAATACAAAAGGCATTACCATGAGCATGTCCCGCAAAGGGACGCCCGCTGATAATGCCTCCATCGAATCGTTTCATTCTTCACTAAAGTCTGAAACGTTCTATCTTAACAGCATTGATCGAACTACGACCGCCATCGTAGAACGCACTGTCATAGAATACATTCATTATTATAACAATATTCGTATTCAAACGAAACTAAACAACCAATCACCGATAAATTATCGGGCAATTGGCTGTTTAAAAGGTGTTTTGATCCCTGTCTCAAAAACGGGGGTCAGTCCCTTTAGGCTTGCTCTTTTATATCAATCCCACCATTTTGTAGAGACACTTGTTGCTGGGTTTGTTAATTTCTCAAGGTGTAATTCCGCTTTTTTATTATCTCCATCAACAAAACTACGCACATTGAATACTACTTCATATGTTCCTTTTTGGTTAGCTAAAGTAAAGCGAGAAACTGTATCATTGATAGCTGGATCTTCTTCTACAAGTTTATACTGCCATGTGAAGCCAGGACCAATATACGGCTGAGAAATCTGAATTCCAAGGTCTCCTCCACCAGAATAGAATGTTTTTGAACGAGTTTTAAATGTTGAAGACCCTAAATAATCCCACTCACCGGCTCCTAGAAGAGAAAATAAGCTTATGTCATCTGATATTTTTCTAATCTTAGGTTGTACGCTAGATTCATCGTTAACCCCATCTTCTGGACCATCCTTTGCTACAACTGGATCAATTACGTCAGATCGCCCATCTTCCGAACCAATTTGATCTCCAATAGGATCAATTTTATACTCTTCCGCTTTAACCGCGCTAACACCGACAATAGACATGAAGAACCCTGCAACTATAGCACTTACAAAAAATACTTTTTTCACTTTCCCTTATCCCCCACACAAATTATTTTATTTTTTCAATCGATTTAACAGGTACTTCTGGCGGATTCAAATACAGGTCAATCCTTTGAACAGTCACAAAGACGACAGAAAAAATCAATGAACAAACCAACGTTAATAATAGTATTTTCCAAAGTTTTAAGTCTTTCATCATCTCTCCCTCTTTTCTTATTGGTAATATTCTACCTATTCCAATAATATTCTCAATAGGTAAATAGTTCAAGTGGGGATAAGGGATTATTTGTTAAAAACTTTTGAACATGAAATTCAAAAAAATAAACAGAACAATTATCGTCACAACAATAATTGCTTCTCTTGTAAGATTCTTGTCATCTTCTTGTTGCTGTTTCTTTTTCTTAATCTCTTCTCTATATTTTCTCTGAACCTCTTTCTTTTTATCACCCATTATCTAAACTCCTCTGAGTCCCTTTTCTTTTTGATCACTTGCACCCCTCCTTTCAGTTATTGCAATTTTATCGTGCAACAAATAAGTTAACCAGTGAAAAAAGCCTTGACTATAATGTGTTACTAACCCTTCTTGCTTGGCTGTGACCCCATTAGATGAATTTAGACATAAAAAAACAGCCCTCAGATTATTCCGAGCGCTGTCGCGATGTTGGATATAGCTTGTCTTTTCACCTGATAGAACTTATCTCTTTTGAGACCCAACTCAATCATGATTTCGAGATCCTTTACTTTTTGCGGAGACAAATATTTCTTTTCAATGATGCTGTATTCATCTTGATCAAGGCAGTGCTTTAGCGCTCTATCCATCTGCTTGACCTTTAGCTCATTATATTCGGTGCTTTTCCGCAGCTGCGGGAATAACCCAATGACTCCCTTTTCCTTTTGCTCTCTCCTATTTTCCGCTTGAATCTTTAGTGATCTATATGTCTTAAGCTCTTTAATAACTGTGTTACGCACTTCTTTTTCATTAACTTCTGGAATTAATGATAATTGTTTAACCAACAATTTAATCCCCCCTATTTCAAATAAAAGACACCAATCAAATACAAATTGTATTTGGTTGGTGTCCGGGTATCTCCTCAAGACTTTAAGCTTTATTTTTTAGATCTTCAATACTAATTATACGTACGTTCTCAGTTTCAGTTTTTAGATATCCTTTTTCCAAACCTAAAAGGAGCTCAACCTCTTCCCTAAGCAAACTTAACTCATAATCTTTAGAGAGTTTTTGCAAAAATTCTTTACCATCTAAAACATCATTTTCAATCAGAAGTTCAACCGCTTGCCTAATAGCAACTGGTTCTTCCAAATTCTTAGTATCATCAAAAGGCTCATTTACCCTCCAATTATTTCGGCTTATTTGCCTCTGTAAATATTGATATTGATTAGGAGTTATTACGCCTAATCTATGAGCTCTTACTATCATTGCACTAATTGAAACACGCCATTTTTTCTTTAAGTGTTTATAATAATTAAGGTCAGTTCGATGCAGTGAAACATCTTTAGAAAATGCATCCTTGGGTAATAAGAAAGCAGAAGCAAATTCGTTAGCTTCTTCCTCTATTTTCTTGAACTCCTCTTTGGATATTTCGTCGGTGTTCAATTCTGGATCATGTAAAACTTTATGCGCCAATTCATGAGCTGCAGTAAACTGTCTTCGATAAAATGATCTCTTATCACTACCTAATACAATTGTGTAATATTCCTTATCTCCAATAATTTGATTACTGCCAAAAGCATCAATACTGTTAATGCTCGTGTTAATTGACGTAACAACAAACCCATTTTCTTCGAGTAACCCTACCATATTACTTATTGGTTCACTACCAAGTCCCCAATGCTCTCTCACTTTCATTGCAACTTCTTCTATATCTAAAGGTACATGATAGTCGAATTGAGGTAAATTAAGAGCTGGAAAGTCAATATATTCTTCCATAAAATGACGTATTAAAGTGAGATATTTCACTCGATCATTTTGCATTTCTCTCTCTTTTTTTCCAGTGGATAGTAGTGATTTAAAATATGTGTTCCCAGTCTTAACATCAATGCCTTCTTGATAAAAATAATCTTTCGGAAACTTTAATACATCAATTAATTTAAGTACACTCTCGAAAGGAGGTGATGATTTTCCATTTTCATATTTTGAGATCATTTGTTTACTAACACCTAATTTATCCGCTAAATCAGTAATAGTTAATCCTCTGTATATTCTCCCTTCCCTTAATCTATTTCCGTTAAATTTAGTATTTATCATGATATTATACCCTCCACTTTAACAGGAAAGTATCAACTATCCTTTTTGTGATTTTTCTTGTTGTTTTTAAGATTAGGTAACTTTTTCTTGTCCTGAATTTTCTTTTGAATTTCTGGCTTTAATACTGGAATAGTTTTATTAATATTATCCGTTCCATTTTTAGAGTTATTAACTTGTTCATCAACTTTAGATTCTTCATAAGAAGGATTTATGAAGGCACTCCAATCTTCTTTATAAACCAATCTAAAATCGGAGGAAAACAAGTTAGCTTCTACCTTCACAGCTTTCCCCTTTTCTTCTTTTAAAGTCACGAAAATTACCTGATCAATCTCCGTATAATTTTCACCCAACATCTGTATAGCCTCAAATTTACGTTTTTCATTATAATCTTCAATGCCTGAATTAAACAGTGTTTCCTGTACACATTCCCCTGAAACATGGTACTGATCATCAAATTTCATATTTTTTAACAACAAAGCATGAAAATAATGAATTTTACTTTTCCCAAAATTCTTCCGAACTCTTTCTAGATTGCTTTCTTTAGTGTATATGTAAAGAGTACGGTTTTTTAAGCTCATTGCAAATCCCCAAAATCTTCTATTCGAAATCAAAGTCCTTGTGTCACTTTTTTCATCTTCAAGGGCTTGAATACGATTAAATCTTATATCCCATCCACTCATACCTCTAGAATTAAAAGTTGCTTTATAACCCATAAATTCTTTCAAATCTTGGAGAGATGTATTAACGGGGTCTGAAAAAGCCCTAACCAAATTAGATTTAAACTCTGTTTCTCCCAAATCATATTTTCGCATCCCAAAATCCCCTGCCTCTTTTTAAAAATAAACTTCATTTACGTTTATTATAAAAAAAGTCAACCTGAAATGCAATATCAGGGAAGTTTATAACCATAATCAAAGTTAATTCTCGAAAATTTACCCTCTGTTGTCTGAACACTAGTTTTCCCATATTCTGGTGTACTTGATATATGTGCTGATCCATTCCAGCCATCAAGAATAACCACTTTTATTTTGTTTCGTTCAATCAAGTCTCCAACGGAAAGTTGGTGTAAGTTTTCAAGTTCAATAGGTCGGTTCATTTTGCAGCACTCCCCGTGTTATAATTAATTGTCGAGATTAACTAAACCGGGGCCTTGTGCTGCGGTTTTTTATATATCCTCGCCCTCTTCCTCGCCCTCTTCCTCGTCCTCTTCCTCGTCCTCTTCTTCCCAAGCCATCTTGAACGCCGATTCTAAAAATCTCAATTGCTTTTCAAGTTCTTCATCTGTCATCTGGGAAAAGTCAGGTCCGTGTCCTGGAACCATCATGAAATCTTCCGTAAGACGTTTTATAAGATACTCTCTCCTTGAAGCCACCAATAACACTCCATCCATTTTTAAGCCGCTGGAGCAGCTCGTATTTTCTTAAAGGCTCATAGAGGTGGACTGCTCGTCCATCCTCCATGCGAAACAGCAAATACCAACGCCGCTGCCTTTTAACCATTAAGCCGCTCCGTGTTCGTCCTCATCCTGGTTGTCTTGCTCTTTTTCATCCTTGGATGATGTATCAGCTTCTTCACTTTCATCGAGAGGGACAGGTGGTGCATCTTTCTCCATTGGCTCAGCCTCAGCTTCTTGATCTTGCTTCCAATCCCACCAGGCTACAGCAAGCGGAGCAACCTCTTTTCTGTACTCGTTAATGAGGTCCACAATGACACCAGATGACATTTCAAGCTCATTCGCCAGTTTGCTGTATGATTCACCTTCAATCCGGCGTTTCGCAATTTCAGCAATATTTTCAGGGAATCCATCAAGAGTGGGAGCCATACCTTCAGTGATGAAAGAATCAACGATTTCTCGCTCAATTTCCATTGATTTTTCTTCGATTATAGGCTTTTCTTTAGGAAGCCCGAGATCTGCCTCAAGTTGTTCCGGTTCTGGATCAGAGACATTTACGATGCCATTTTGATCCACTGTGTAATTTGTAATCGGTCGATCTGTTTTAGTATTAATTTCTACTGTGTATTGAATTACTTCAGATTCAAGTTGTGTTTCTACTTCTCTATCAATCATTTCAGCTAAATTTTGAATGTTGTTTCCAAGTTCTTTAGTTGAAACCTCTACAACAACTTCAGTGATACCTTTTGGTTTGTGATTCACCTTTTTTACTAATCCTTTGAAATCAACGAAAGACATAACTGTTCCTCCTCTTGTGATAGTGGTTTTACCTGTATTTCAATTCTTGGTTTTTGGCTATAAAACTTGCTGACATGAAGGTCTACTATTTGGCTGTCATCATGCCAAATAACCTTATTTAAGCCGTCCTTGATGCCCTTTATATAGTTATCAACATCTGGCTTTTTGCTCGGCCTTAACAGCCCTTGTTCTGCTTCTGCAGTTTTTTTCTTACTGAAGCTTTTCAAAGTGGATTTATAAACCTTTACAGATAATTCAAGTGGTCCTTCTAGCAATTTAGCTGGACGATAATCTGAAGCGGCCAGCTTCACATATTGCTTAAAATCTCTTGATTTCTTCGGATCATACAGCCTGGTCATACCATTAAGCGTAGTAGCTCTCGGTCTCCCTTGCGCTACCGGCTCGCCGTAAATTGTAAAACTGATCAATACCGTTACCTCCCATCAGCTGCCTCCAGCTGCTCAATTTCCGTCATTATTAAATCCGCGTTCATGATTATGAATGTTAAGGAGCGGAGCGTGCCGAGCATCAATCTCCCTCCTCGAAGGACATTTCACGGCCAAACTTACATTTAACGTTAATATGTAGCCGCTCCAGTTCAGGCAGAGACAGTTCATACAGCTGTTGCCCATCCTCCGATTCATACTGACCATACTTGATAAGCTCATTCGTTAAAAATTCCCGTCGCTCGTCTGTGGCAGTCTGTGTTATATCTGAAGGCATAATATGTGCTCCTTTCTTTTATGCAAGCTTTGCTTCCATTTGTCTATCAAGGTTTAAGAATCGGCCGTACTCTTTAATAAAGGCAGCCATGACAGTGCCAACCGAGCCGTTTCTTTGTTTTGCAAAAATGATCTCCACTATGTTTTTTAGGTCGCTTTGCTTATCGTAATAGTCATCTCTATAGAGAAAACTAACGATATCGGCATCTTGCTCAATGCTGCCTGAATCTCGAAGATCAGACATCATCGGCCGCTTATCTTGCCGTTGCTCAACACCGCGCGAAAGTTGAGAAAGCAGAATGATTGGAACATTGAAGGTCCGGGCTATGTTCTTCAATTCGCCTGTTATGCTTGCGACCTCTAAGTTTTTCGTTTCAAATTTTCCAATAGGTCGGATTAATTGAAGATAATCAATCACAACTAAATGCTTTTGATTCGGGTGTTCCTTTGTTGTCTTCCGAATGGCAGAACGAATATCAGCCACTGACTGTGACGGTTTGTCGTGAATATAGATGTCTAGTTTTTCATATTCACCGATGGCCCGATTCGCGTTTTCATAGTCTTTTTCACTGAAATACTTGTGCGGGTTTCTCCATTTTGTACCTTCGATTGAACCTAAATTGCTGAGCATCCGGTTAACAAGTTGACGGTCGGACATTTCCAAAGAAAAAACATCCACAACCCCACCTTTTAGCGCCGCATTCTGGGCCAAATTTAGAGCGAAAGCTGTTTTTCCCATGGAAGGCCGGGCAGCTACGATAATTAAGTCGCTATCCTGCCAGCCTCCGGTCATAGCGTCTAGATCAGCTAGCCCAGTTTCCACTCCTGTTATTTCGCCTTTCTCTTGATACATGTCGTTGTATATTTCAGTTAAAACATCCATCTTGGTGCGATTATTTTTAATTCCAATCTCCTGCAGCTCCACGGTCTTCTGATAGACTTGCAAAATACCCTCATCGCTTGGATTGTTTGCAAAATCAAGCGCGGTTTTTTGCATATCTCGAAGTTTAAAAGCTTCATAGATTAATGTTTGATAGGTTTCAAAATTAATAACGGAAGGAACCGCACTTGCTAGATCTACAAGATAAGAGGTGCCGCCGATCGCTTCGACTGTATCCCCTAACTCTGTAACTACTGTCACCATTTCAACAGGCTGTCCGGAGGAATCAACATCACGCATAGCCTTAAAAATCCGTTTATGCCGCTCATCTGCAAAATGCTTTGGCTCCAAAGTGGTTTCCTTAATCAGCTCGCCTTCAACAAGGATACAGCCCAACAGGCTCTCTTCTGCTTCAAGGTTTTTTAGCATGTTTTGCATTTCGTTCCCACTCTTTCTGTTGCTCTAAAAAATCATTTTTCTCTGGTTGTTTGACGCTAATCTCCGCAATCGTTGGAGGGAATGGTTTATTTGCAATATGCTCATTTATCTTTGTTTTTGCGGCTTCGAACGGCATTTTTTGAAGATGGTCCATCCACAATTCAATTCGCTCTTTCCCAACATCGCCACTTAAATCAAAACGCGGATATGCTGCGGAAAGCCGCAACAATAATTTCATTGCTTCTGCTTTTTCCAAACTAATCACCTTCCTAATTCACCTTAATGCCGTTCTCTCTAGCATAATCCTCGAGAGCAGCAAAGCTTTTTTCTTGTATCGATCCGCGCGGCCTAAATTCTGAGACATTAGAAGGCTGTTTTTCGCTTTGTTTATCAGCCCATCTATCACGAATAATTGGTTCACAGTAAGTAAAAGAATTTATCTTGTCCCCTGGATATTTGGGTTTATACTGATCAAAAATTTCATCTATCCAAGTCAAAACATCGTCGATAGGAATCTCTGCCTCTATGACTCTTTTGATTGCCGCTGTATCTATAGCAGATAAAAATAGAGATCCTTTTCTCGAAGTGAATTTTTCTTCGATTTTTTGGAAAGAAGTCGAGCCCTCGTCCTTCGACTGAGGTGCTTTCGGCTTTTCTTTAGCCTTACTTTCATATGCAGGTTCTTCAGCAGCACCTTGGAATTTCGAATAATTTAATACGGTCCAAAGCATTCCGTATTCAGTTTCCTCTGCAGTAATCATTCCTTTTGCCTGAAGCCTTTCAGCTGCAGCCTTTACTGCTGCTCTTGTGAATTTTGTTAAACCTCTGCCCTTTTTAATCGCTAAGTCATCACATAGTTTTGAATATGAGCGGATATACTGACCTTTTTTCAACTCATAATCATTAATCTTCATACCGTCCTGAAACGCAGCTTTGGTAATTAAAAAAGTGAACAACCTAAAGCCAACATTATCTGTAAAAATCTCATGATCGACCATTGACTTATATAGTCTCACCCATCCAGCCAAGGGCTTCGCCTCCTTTCCATCGCTATTTCTTTCTGCAGATAGCTTTTAACCCTTTAATTGTCACAAGAGTAAGATTGGGTTCATATTTTCGAAAATAGGTTGAAACGTACATTAATAGAGTGTCCTTACGCATATCTGGGGCCACTGTCTTGGCCAATGACACATAACAATAAGGGTAAGGAACCGCAATTAAGTCAGTCATGGTATATAAACAACCTTTCCAGTCAATTTCATGATGTCTTCTTTAAAGAGCTCCTCGTCGCTGTTTGATTCAGAAAGATGCAGCAGCCAAATTTCCTGAACCCTGCTCAAGTCATTTGCCTTCAAAAACTCTTTTACGTTTTCTAAACTGAAGTGCGACTGTAAGAGTCGTCTTTTTATAAATGGCGGTGTACGGCCGCTTTCGATGTTTTCGTTCAGTATTTCATTCGAGTAATTGCATTCCACCATAATGTGAGTGAGTCCTGGAAACTTATATTTGATGTAATAGGTATCAGTGGCAAACAGAAGCTTGTCACCATCCTCATTAGCCAACAGAAAGCCATACGGCTCCGCCACATCGTGCTGCACGTCAAAGGGCAAAATAGACCAAGAACCAACTTTAAACGGCTGTTTAGCGCGCACAGGCTTTATTCTGTGATGAGAAATGCCAATAGCTCCGGCCGTCCCAGGAGACATGTAACAATCAATGCCGGCTTTCAGAACTTCCTTAATTGCTTTGCAGTGATCCCCATGCTCATGAGAAACAAGGCAGCCAGCGAATTGAGACATTTTATACTGAAACCCCTTCTGCATTTGTTTAAAGTTGATGCCGCATTCCAAAAGAAGCGGGGTCTTACCATCGGTAACCCGATAGCAATTCCCCTTACTGCTCGATGACAGGGTTGTAATTTCAATCAAAAATCTGGTCCGTCCGATTCAAAGACTGAGGGCTTCTCATCTTTTTTTGTTGGTTGGGGCTCCGGCTGTTCTGTTTGTGGATCCGGAATTGGTTCGATATCGATAACCTCTGCATTCGCTTTTTCATTTACCTCACGGCGCACCCGTTCTTCAGCTGGTATATCAACGTTAGCCTGCTCCTCTTCCTCTGTGTATAGATTCCCTAAGTTATTAGGGAAAGCTTCACGCAGGGCATTTACTATTGCTGTTTTTCGAATCATATTTAAGGGCATTGTCTTCCACGTGGATTGTCCTTTGCTGAATTCATCCAGGCTTATACGCACTGAAATTGGTTTCTTCCTATCCGCACGGTAAACGTCAGCCCATCCTCCAATTAGATTATCCTTAGGAAGCTTGATTGCACCCTCTATTTCAACCATATCTCCTTCACGCTCAACGATAATCCCAGCTTTAAACCCTTCAAACTGCTCGTTATTCTCTGCACGCTTCATAAATGCTTCTTTACCAACAATCATTTGAGCCGGTGAGCCTTTAAATTTCACAAGGTAAGCTTCATTTAAAAACGGATTGAGTTTTTGATACTTGCAAAGATTTATAAACATTGCTGCTTCTTGATCAGTTACATCGGAGTTTCCACGAACCAAAAAATTCTTTACTGTTTTTCCTGTAAGCTTCACGGATTCACCGTTTACTGAAAACTCAACGGGCTTAGTCATTAATTCATTTTGTTCACTCATTTGAATCCTCCTCGTCTTCGTACACAAATTTCACTTTTTTTCCTTTATGCTCAATCAAGAAATCTTCAAGCAGATCAGCAAAGTCGGAGGGTCCTACTAAATCTCTTTCTAAAATCGCGTCTTCTGGACATTCAGAAAGCGGACCCACATGCATGATTTCTTTGCCATTTATAAGCAAGGTTTCACGGCGTAGATCTTCCCAACCTTTACTCCTAACAACTGTTACTGTGACAATTTCACTCATGCACTTACCTCACAATCTACTGGAATGAGCGAGCTATCATCTAATTCAATCCGCAACTGTTTATCTTTCTCGGAAACAATCAGGCTGAGGATCTGTGAATTTGTGTTGATCAATTTCGTCACTGCTTCAGAGTTATCAACGAAAATAGGAGCAGTGATTTCGTAGTAATCATTAAGCGTGTTAATGATGTCCAGTCCAACATTAATGCGTGCAGCATTATTTAAGCCGGACGAATAAGGCACACCTCCAAAAAGGGTTTCACACGTCTCCTCAAGTCCTCCATTGATCTGGTCTTTGAAGAGCTTGAAGCGAGCATATTTAAACTTGCTGTTTATCTTCTCTTCAAGGAGATTCACTTTAGTGCGAACAAATTCCTCAGTCAAAAAGAGTTGATGTTGCAGCTGTTCATATTGTTCTGCTAACTCTTTTTGTTCTTGCTCAAGCTGTCTTACCCGATCATTAACATGCTTTGCGTGATCAATTTTCGCTTGATCTTTTTGAAGCAGTAAAATCTCTTGTTTTTTACTGTTGATATCATCCTTAATAAATTGCACGGCTTGATCCGTGGAAGATTCTAATTCCTGAATCTCCTTCTGGATGGTCTCGATTTCAGCTTGTTTATTTTGATAAATTGGATCCGCTGAAATATCTGATCTATTGCTTTGCGCGCCCTCTAATTCTTTTTCAAGTGATAATAAAGTCTCTTCTTCACTCTTATAGGCATACTGCAAATTAGATATTGCAGCTTCTAATTCCTGAATAGCATCCTCAGACTTTTCTTTTTGACTCTTAACCGACTTGCCTTTTTCATTGATTTCAGCTAAAGCTTGGCTTTTATGAAAATTGAATTTTTCAATGGCTTGATCAATTTTTTCTTTCGGTAATCCTTGGCCGCATGTAGGGCATTCAGTTTGATGTTGATCAAACGTCTCCTCATTCTTGTCGCACCAACTCTGGCGCAGCGACTCGATTTCCGTATTTAATCGATCCAAATTGTCTTTTTCAAGTGATAACTGCCGCTGATTCGACTTAATCTCCATTGAAATTTCATCAATCTTGCTTTTCACAGGGTATAGCTGCTCTTTAATCTCATTGATCTTTTTGTATTCTTTTTCCTGATGATCATTTTTGATTTCCTGAAGATCATTCTGCAGCTGGAGAATTACTTTCCTCTTCTCAGAAATAGCTTCACCATTACGAGCTGAACGAAGTTTCTCCTCCAATGACTCAACTTCTTTTTGAAGAAAATTTATCTCGTCATGTAATTCTTGTTCATCTAAACCAGATGTATCTTCGACTGTGCGCTGGACTTCATCGATTCTTACCGGTATTGCATCGAGCTGTTTATTTATTTCACGCTGTTTTCCCGCGATCACCTTTCTATGCTCTTCAATCGACCGTTTATTTAAGATGCTTTCCAAGGCAGCCACAGAAGGTTTTTTACTGAATACTTCCTCGGCTGTTACATCGCCGCTGATCTCAAGTAGAATCTTCCGTCTGTCTTGCCATTTCAATTGCTCATTGAAAAATGATGGGGAAGTAATAAGTTTAAATTTATCTTCTTCAATAATTGAACTGACTCGATCATTAAACTCTTTTTTCTTTGATGGCACTTCGTTAATAAAATAGTCAGTGGTATGCCCAGAGAATACGGCTTCAGCACTACTCCGCTTTTTTGTCCACTTCTCGGAGTACACCTTTTTCAAAGACAATTCAGCACCATCTACCAAAAACAAGCCGCTGACTTCATGATTCAGTCCGCTAATATGCTTGTTTTCTTTTGTGAGAGTTTTAATCTGAAAATCTTTTTTGTTTAGGCTGTCCTTATCGAATAAGAGCCAAATAAAAGCATCAAACAAAGTTGTTTTTCCTGTTGCATTATCACCGTAGACCTTAACGTTCTCGCCTTGAGTATCAAGAGTAAAATGTTTAATCCCCTTAAAATTACGCAGTTCTAATTTGAGCAGTTTAATTTCCTTTTTCATTTGGCTTCACGTCCTTTCTCTTTAAACTTGCGAGAAAGATACTCATTTCGCGCCTCAGCTGTCGGGAAGTGAAAACATGGATTCCCCTTAAGATCATAGGAAATTGATCCACCTACAGTGGTAAGATTAATTTGATCGCGACGATGATCACTAAACGGCTCAGTGTAAAAAACTTCATTCATTTGTCAAAGACCTCCAAAGATTTGATTTTTGGAAGGTGATACAGTACACTATCAATACCAAAGTTTGTAACACCTTCTACGGCTCGCTCTGCAAAGCGAGCTTTTTTTATTTCGCTTTTTGAAGTAGTTCCTGAACACTATCAGGAATTTTGTGTTCACATTTGCTGCAATAAATTTTGTAAGATCGTTCTTCGACCTTTCCGCAATTAGGGCACTTCCTTGGCGGAATAACCAGGTAAAACACCGAAATTCCTCCTTTCTGATGCTTGTACGCATCGTCAGACCAGAGAGAGAATGGTGGTAAAATAAAGGGGGTTTAGGATGGATAAAAAAGATCTCCCCCTGGCCTGACGACAAGAACAAGCTTGCCGTGCTCAATAAAGAGCGATACAATACTTTCATAACGTTTTATATTTTCCTTAAGCAGTGAGTGTAGGAGCTTGCTGCTTTTTTATATTTTCAATAGACTTCTTCGCCTCGGCATTCACCAGAAGAATCTGTACTGGATTCCTCTTTACTTCCCGACAATGATTCACAACCTCAGAAGCTTTCATTAACCGGCTTGCAGATAATACAAATTTCATTCAAATCATCCCCTCTAACTTTTTTTCAAAAAAATCTTTTGACGGAATCACTTCAACAATGCGATCGAAGTCTTGCTTGGATTTTATGTAGTGATCTAGTTGATTTACAGATTTGCGAAGTTCATTAACTGTTTCATTTGCCTTTTTCATATCTCCGTTAGCAACAGCTTTGATTAAACGCTTTGAGTATTCCTCAATAAAAATTTGTTCCCGCCTTGCTGAATCAGAGTGTATTTTTAAAACCTTGTCCTCAAGAAGCACCTTTGATTAACCCCCTCGTTAAAAGCTTCATTTTATGCTTGCCCCACATCTTCACCCAGGAAATTGAATATTCCTTACAGAGAACAACGATTAGTTGAGTTAAAGCTGTTATGACGTCTAAACATTCCTGAATCGATTTTTCAATCATTTTTGTATCTGACAATGTTTTGGGATTGACTGAAATATGTTCAACTGAATTTTGTAGGGCGTCCAAGGCTTCTGTCATTTGTATCTTGGATTGAACAAGAAGATTCACCCTATGCAAATCGGCTGTTTCCCCGTCCAGGATTAAAGGTCCCCAGCCTGTATAATCGGAAGCAGCTTCAAGGGCAGCCCGTGGATCATTATGTTTCTCAGCAAAATACTGGGCCACCTCCGGCTGAACTTTGTTGCGGCCGCATTCCTGATGAGATACAGATTCACGTGAAAGAAATAACTCATCGTCCATAGATAACTGCTGTTGTGTAAGTTCAGCCTCTTTACGAGCGCTTTTTAGTGCTTTCGGTGCTCTACCAAATTTCACTTTAAACCTCTCCTTTTTCTACCAAATTTTTAACTGCGAATTGGTAAACTTTAGTTAGAAGCGGTTATGCTAACTCTTTCATGCTGTTTTGCTCCTGTAGTTTGATCCACTCATTAAGAGAATCAACTCGAAAGAAAATTTTCTTTCTAACTTTGAAATGAGGGATCTGACCATTTCTAACCATGATATAAATTGTTTCCTTGTGAACCCCCAAAAAGTCTGCGGCTTCTTGAGGGGTTAAAGCAGTTCGATTCAATGTAAATACCTCCATTTAAGCAGAATCTTGATTATGCAACCTATGGTTTACATCCTGTTCAAAAAAAATAGTCCAATCAAGACCTAGTACCGGAGCAAGTTTCATAGCTACAGAAGGTGATGGTTGTCTCTCACCTCTCTCAATCAAACCATAGTATTGACTGGTTATTCCAGCTTTAGATAGATCAGCAACTTGTTTTTGACTAAGGTTCCGGTCTTTTCTAGCTTTAATTAAATATTGAGTAAGAGCAGATGTCTTTTTCAAATCATCACCTCCTTTTTGTAAACTATTTGTTTCTACGCTGTTAATAATAAAAGAAACCTATAGTTTCTGTCAACACTTTTATGAAACTTTTTGTTTCCTTTCGTTTACGAAACTAATTGTTTCTATATAATAAATGTCAAAGGCCAATAAAGTGAGGAACCTACTATGTTTGGAGAACGTTTAAAAAAATGTCGTACCTCCAAAGGATATAGCCAGCAACAAATGGCAGATTTCTTAGGAATTACGAGACAAGGGTATGGAAAATATGAAATCGGTAAGGCTGAACCTGATTTAAAAACCCTTACTAAATTAAGCACCATTTTAGGTGTATCAACTGATTTTCTTCTTAAAGGCACAGATGCACAAATTGATCTCGATGAAATTTTAAATGATCCTGAAACCTTAATAGCTGGTCGTGATGGTAAGATCTCGAAAGAACAAGCTAAAGAGCTACTGTATTATCTTTTGAAAAAAGAGTTTGACGAACAGTAAGCAGCTATTCTTTATTCTTAATTCTTTAATTCTTCTTCTGGTAAAACATTCGTTAAACATTTGTTTAATAAAAAGAAGTCTAAGTGTTAAATAAAACTTTTTGCATCCCCTAAAAACATAGATATATCAAGGGTTTATGAAAGGTGCACACTGTAAAACAAACTGTTTAACATTAATTGAGTTAAATGAAAGATAAAGAAAACTTAACTGGAGTAAAAAGGGGAACTTAAATTGTTTAAAAAATTGGGGACTTTACTATTAATCACTTCACTGATATTGCTAGCAGCATGCAAAAATAGTGAAGAGTCTTCTACATCATCAAAAGACACAAACAATGCAACTGATACCAACACATCAGAAAGCCAAGACATCTCTACTAGTGGACCTGAGAAAGTTGGGGATGTATATGAGATTGATGGCGGTACAGCCAAAGTAATGGCCATCAGCAATAAAGAAGCTACTGCGAAAACTGGCCCGATGCAAGTAACTGTAAAAAAAGTAATTGCCGCTGTGGCCAACGAACAAACACCTTTTATTGAGGTTCAACTTGAAGCAGAAAATACATCAGATAAAGTAGTTTATTTCGGCCCAGATGATGCAAAGTTAGCAACAAGCACTGGGGTACAAATCAATGAGCCGTCTTCTGACGAAAGTGACAAATTTCTTGGAGAGTATGTGGGGAAAGTAAATGATAGTGGATCCGTCTTTTATATTTTTGAAAATGAAGAGGATATAAAAGACTTAGATTCAATTCGGCTAAGAATCTCCCTTCCGGTTGATGAGGACGCCAATGCTTTAGGTGACGATCTAGATTTAAAAATTAACTTAGAGCATTAAAAACAAGCCCTATTTCGGGCTTTTCTTTAGAAAATAAAACCGAACATAAGTTTGCACTTCGTTAGTAGGAGGCTTTACCTTGTATCATTTATCACTTCTTGAGGAAAGAATAAAGACTATTTACACCGGAATCGGTATTACAGAGCCTGGTTCATGGGACTTAGAACTAATTGCAGATAGGTTAAAAATAATAGTCCATTACAAAAACCGTTCATCTGTAGCAGTAAAGCTGCTGGGAATGGCTTGCATTATTCTTGATTCACGATTATCCCAAAAAAGCAATGGGAAGACTTTTCTCATGAACTGTGCCATCACATAAATCATGTGGGTGTTCAATACAAATTACCCTCACTTTTTAGAGAATTACAGGAGAATCAAGCAAATGCCTTTATGTATCACTTTGCTGTACCTAGCTTTATGCTGAAAAACATCAGATTACCTGCAACCAAGCGGGAATCTATAAGTCTCATATCTGATCTATTTCAAGTAACTTATCCTTTTGCAGAAAAAAGACTAGATATGTACCTTCGTAAGCTATTCAGCTTTAAATATCAATCATTCATGATTCAAAAAAATCAAGAAAGGGAGAAAATCTTATATGCCAACAATTGAAAAAAGAGGCGAAAAGACATTTCGATTAGTTGTTGATATTGGTACAAAGAATAAACGTAAAAGAAAGGTCAAAACAATTAGAATAGAGGATCCTGCTTTATTAAAAACCACTAAAAAGCTGCGTAATTACCTAGAAAGCGAATGGTATAAATTCAAAACAGAAGTTGAAGCCGGCGCTTATATTACACCGCACAAACGCACATTCAATATGTTTATAGAGGATTGGGAGAAAAAATATGCCCTAGATCATCTCGATGATAAAACTCGTGAAACTTATGAATATATTATGGGGAAAGAAATACAGCCTTATTTTGGAGACATGTACTTGGATGAGATTCAGCCGATTCACATATTAAATTTCTTAGAAGAATACCAACGGGAAAATGATGTCTCAACGTCAAGCATTCATGCAAGATATCGAATCATTAGAGATATCTTAGGAAGAGCAGCTGAGTGGAAAATTATAAAAGAAAACCCTGCTGAAAATGTAAAGCGGCCAAAACAAAAGTACAATGAATATGAAATTTATACTGAAGAAGAAATAAAAGAAATCTTTATGCTATTAGATGAACACGCTCCATTGAGGAACAGAGTTATGATTAAATTTGCTTTTACTGGTGGATTTCGTAGAGGTGAATTATTGGCAATCGATGAAACAGACTTATTTTTTGATACTAATGAAGTCAGAATTGATGAGTCTTTACAATATACAAAGAAGAAAGGTTATCGGTTTAAAGATCCTAAAAGTAACTCTTTCCGAAAAGTTACGATGCCACCTGATGTAATGCAAGAAGCAGCTATTTTGCTACGAGAGATCAAGAAAAATAAATTACTGTTGGGTGAACTGTGGAGAGGAACAGATAAGCTTTTGTTATTTGGTGGGGATATGGGGCAACCCCAGTATCCTACCTCACCTAATACTTGGTGGCAGAGATTCACTAAGAGGCACAATATCAAGCCAGGACGACTTCATGATATGAGACACTCTCACGCAACAATGTTAATAAATCAAATTGGGAAAGTACCTGGATTAAACATTAAAGCTATTTCTCAGAGGCTTGGTCATGCTAACGTCCAAACCACGTTGAATATTTACACTCACGCTAATCGTGAATCAGATATTTTAGTCGCTGATGCAATCAATAATATATTAAAAACGAGGACATTTTAG